ATGTCCAACTTGCTTTTCGATGATCAACCGTTGGTCATTTTGCCGCAACTCGCTTTGGCGATCGGGTTGAACGAAAGCATCGTTGTTCAGCAGCTGCATTATTGGCTCAAGAAAAGCGAAAACGTCCATGACGGCTATAAGTGGGTGTACAACACGTATGCAGACTGGCAGCGACAATTCCCGTTCTGGTCGGAAAGCACGATTCGCCGGATCATTCTTAAACTGGAAAAAATGGGGATCATCGTCGCGGCGAATTTCAACCGCTCCAAGATCGATAAAACGAAATGGTATCGGATCGACTATGACAAACTGGCCGAAATAACGAAAGAAATATCAGAAATGTCGGACGGACAACATGGGCAGGCGGCAGATGATGGCGTGATGACCGCGCACAATGGTGTTTCGATCGTTCAAGGTGCGGTTTCGTTCACTCAAAACGGGGTTTCGTTCGTTCACGATGAGGGTTTGACGACGCACGATGGGGATTCGATTGTGCAAGATGGCATCTCGGCCGTTCAAGGCGGCGCTTCTGTGGTTCAAGGGGGGATGTTGACGGCTCAAGATGGCATTTTGACGGTTCAAAATAGGGTTTTGCCCACTGAAGATGGGGGGTCGATGAGGCAAAGCAGCGTTTCGACGATTCAACAAGATCAGATTTCGGCCGTTTACGATGGCGTTTCGATCGGCCAAAATGAGCAGACGATGGGCGAAACAGTCCGTCCATTTGCACAAAATGAACCATCCAGCTGGTCAAACTGGGCGGTCGAGGTGCTCAATTTGACAAGACCAATACCAGAGACGACAACAGAGATGACATCAGAGATCAAAAGAGAAGACGAAGAAGACGCGCGCGTGCGCACATACAAGGAGATCGTTCGCTTCTGTGAGGAAAACGGGTTTGGCGTGATCGGCGATTATTTGCGGGAAAAGATCAATGCATGGGTGGACGATGCGTCCGAGGAATTGGTGTTGGAAGCATTGAAAATCGCGGTGGAAAACGGCGCCAAACGGTGGGTGTACGTGGAAACGATTTTGCGCGACTGGACGGAAAAAGGGTATCGCACCGTGGACGAAGTGCGCGCCGCGCGGTTGGCGTTTCGAAAAGAGCGGATGAAGCAACGATCCGCCCCGCCTTCATCCGATGGCGGCAGAACGATGCGGAAACCGATCCGCACCGAGATCGTGCCGGATTGGCTGAAGATGGATTACAGCCAGCCGGAAGACGACGACTTTGACATCGAGCAGGCGCGCCGTGAGTTGGAGGAACGTCTGAAAAAATACAAAACCAACCCGGACGGATGAAGCCGAAGGGCGTAAGAGTCCGAGGAGTCTCATCTCATGACGGGACGTGAACCGAGCGATTTCTTGTGTGCCCCACGATTTGAGGTTCAGTCAGGTCGTTCACTGGTGCTGGCGCCCCTTCACGTTTAGATGGTGGGAGGCTTCTTTTGGGAATTTGTTCACAGGGGGATGGCTCATCGCCATCTCCCGAAACAAAAATAAAAAACCCTTGCACGGCAAGGGTTGGGCAAATGGAGCATACCGGGCTCGAACCGGTGACCTTCGCGCTGCCAGCACGACGCTCTCCCAACTGAGCTAATGCCCCAAGGTATATCAAGGGTTTGAGCCTTATTGACCTCATAGCAGGGAATTTTCACACTATTTACTGTACTGCGCTCAGTGGAATTTGTCAAGTAGCTCTGTGCAAGGAAACAGCCAAAAGTTAAAATTCCAAAAGTAGCTCACTCCTGCACTGCGCTCACACCTCGGGGAAAAAAGTAGCTCTCCCTGCTATGCGCTCACTTTCGAGAAAAATAAAAAAGCTGACTCATGCGAGCCAGCTCACACTTAAACAACCTTTTGAATAGCATTTCTTGTGTGTTTTAAAAATGTGTCAATATCTCCTTGCTGAATCCACTTCATGGAGACCTTGTTACCAGAAGCATAGAAGGTAATTGTATGTCCAAGGAATTTTTTGGAGACTTCTATGGAGCTAATATTTGAGTAAGGGAAAGTCTCGAGGTCATAACCAAAAGTACGCTTTGCATAAAACACAATACGCTTGTTTGTTGCCAAGAATATGCCATTTCTTATTGCTTTTTCTCCAAGAGTTGTGCTCTCATAAACTCCCATGACAGTGGCAATTACTTTCTCGTCATTGTCGAGGTGTTCTTGAGCTTTCAGTTTTAGCTTTTCAATCTTTTTCACTTTTGAGTCCTCCCTTTGAAATGTTATGCTTTTCTATTTATACTGTCTTTCTTGCTGAATCCGTTTGGGTAACGCTTATTGAGTTTCATTATGTTAGAAATAAATACTACCTCATCTGAAATATTATAATGCTTTTTCAAATGTTGCAAGTACCACTCAAGGTCTCCAAGCTCTTTTATAAGCTCGTCTCTGTCGAGCTCGTGTCCATGGAAAATAACCTTTTTGAGGGTGTCAACAATCTCGCCAGCTTCTCCAGCTATACCCATAGCCAGCATAGCGAGTTTTTCTTTCTCGGAGAGGGAATGGTTCATCGTTCTCTCAATAGCTTTTCTATATTGTACGCTGTCCATTATATTGCCACCTTTCTTAGTTTTATTCCAGACCGTTCAATGAGGTAGAGAGCATACTCATCGTTTCTGTAATCGTTGAGGTAGACAATCTCACGAATGCCAACGGTCACAAGGCTTTTCGTACAATGCAAACAAGGAAAGTGAGTAACATATATGCTGGCTCCATTTACGTTGACTCCATGCTTAGCACACTGGAGGAGAGCGTTTTGCTCAGCGTGTATGGTTCTAATACAGTGACCGTCCCTCATGAGACAGCCTTCGTCAATACAATGCACTTCTCCGCTGGCTGAGCCATTGTAACCAGTCGCTAGGACGTTTTTGTTTTTGACAATGACAGCTCCGACTTTGAGGCGTTGACAAGTGGCTCTCTCAGAGGCGAGGAGAGCCATTCTCAAGAAATACTCGTCAAAGCTCATTCTCATTGTTTTTCCTCCTTGAGAGCGAACTTCTTAGTAAAGTCCAAGACAGTTGCGTTCTCTGGGACAAAAACCAAGTTGCGCTCTGGAGTTTGCACAATCTTATTAACAAAGAATACCATAGCATATTCCCCATGGTGCTCGAAATGTGACTTTAGCACTTCAAGGGTCATTTTCACATCATCGAGGGCTCTGTGCGTTTGTTCTTTCTCGCCATAGTATCGAGCGTAAGTGTTTTTTAACGAACAATTTTCGTGAGGGTTTGTTAAAAACTCAATCGTTCTTGTGCAAACAAAGCGCTTAGGGGCAATACCAAAGTGGTGGTAGAGAAAGCCAAGGTCAAAATTAGCGTTGTGCGCCACAAAGAGGTCTTTTTCAATGTCAATGAGCGAGAGAATGTCTTGTTTGACCTCCTCGAGGTCTTTTCCTTTTTGTTGTAAATCTTCCTCGGTCAATCCTGTAAGGTTTGTAATGAAAGGAGGTAGTTTCACACCTCGAGGGAGCTTAATTTTCGAGGAATATTCTTTATGTGTGTCTTTAAAGTCGGTAATAAGGAGAGCCAGCTCAATAGGGTAATCGTTTTGAGGGTTCAATCCAGTCGTTTCAAAGTCAAACACAACAATTTTCATTTGCTCAACCCCTTTTCTTGTTGAATTTTATAAATCAGAGAAATGACTTCCCGCTTGAGGTCATCTAAAGAGCCATCGTTGTGAATCACATAGTCAACCACGAAAGTGTCAATGTGTTGCTCTGTCTCAGCGTTGAGAATTTCCTGCGAGACGGTCTCTCCCAGAGCGAGCATTCTCTGGACTCTGAACTCCTCGGGAGCCTCAATACGGACAACAACAAAGCCAGCATTTCTAACAGCTTCATACTCGTTAGGTTGTCTCACGTCTGTTACAATGAAAGTAGGGACTCTCAAACCAGCTCGGGAGAGCTCCTTGGAGCGTTTCTCTATATATGCCATAGCTTTGCCAACCCAGACGTTGTTGTAAATAGCTCTCATGCTTTGACCGTATTTTTGGAGGAGTCCTATTGGCTTTGGCTCTTTCGGTATGTTTGGAAAGGTCTCGAAAAAGTGTTTCTTCATGAAGTCGCCAAAAGCGACTCGCTCAACGTCAAAGCCCATCGACTCAATAATTTTGTAAACCTCGTCTTTTCCAGCTCTCATTTTAGCTGTGAGGGCAATATTAGGAAGGGGCTTAAAAAACTCGCTTAAACTTAGCAACCTTGCCAACTCCTTTCCGTTTCTCTGGAATTTTCACACCGAGCCAGTTTGTGTGTGCCATTTTTCGAGGTTGGTTGTTGTAGCGAGCTTTTTTATTCTTCATTGTTCGCCCTCCTTTTCAGCTTTGTCAGCCATTTTCACCAACTCGTTAATGGAAACTGGGAAGTGTTCAATAATAAGGTCATAAACAGCTCGAGCGTACATTTGAAACTCTTTTTGAGCGTCATGAGCTAGTCGTTGGTTAAGCATATGAGCAACCCCTTGGAGTGACGCTGACCAATACCAGCGAACATAGAGACCGTAAGCAGGGAGGAATAAGCGAGCTTGCTCAGCGCAAACTCCATTGTGTAATGCTTGCTCGTATAAGTCCTCACCCAGTTTGACATAGTTAATTAATTGCTCTGTTAGCTGTTGACCTAGCTTAGTGTCTACTGGCTCGCCAGAGCCTTGCTTTTTATTCTCTGGAGCACTTCTCCACTCATGAGGTTGAACTATATAAAACTGTGGAATTTCAGTTACATAACGTCTCGAGCTTTCGTTCCAAGCTGTGAATGGGTCTCTAAAGAGGTCATCACCAGAGTGGTCGCTTCCTACAATGTATTTCCACCACTGGCGAGCAACCATTAGAGGAGCATATACCTCAAAGGTCACAAAAGCGTGACGGAAAGGAGAAGTATGACCGTGTTTTGCAAGGAAGCGAATGAGTTTTTTATCTCGCTCAGAGAACTCATAGCTCTTTTTGTCATAAGACACACGAGCTGAGTTTACTGTTGTGAGGTCACGTCCAGTAATAGCCTCTAAGCGAATATATCCTTTATCAAGCACTTTAATAATTGGAGTCTCAACTTGTTTTCCGTTAATGTTAGCCATTTTATCGTCCTCCTCCTAGAAAAGTTTTTTACTAATCTCACCAAGCTCAATGGCTAACTCGTCAGCTTTGAGCTCATATGCTTTTTTCTGGAGCTGTGTAATCTTGCTGTCAATCTCGTCAATGACTTCATAAATGCTATTGAGTTCGTTGACGTATCTTCCAAAGTTTCCTCGGTCTTGCAACTCATCGGAGACCATGGCAATACGCTCAGCAACGCTCATTTTCTCTTTGGCGAGTTCGACTGCATTAATGACATAGCTTGGAAGGCTTTTTTGAGGTTCTTCATGGAGTTTTCCATTACAACGAGGGCAAGGACATTCCACCATAAGTTATCAACCTCCTTAATGTTATAATGATGTTTGAGAGTGACTAGTTAGAGCAACGTCATAACCAGCCACTCTGGAGGAGGTCACACCTATATATTACTACAGTAATACCAAGGTGTCAAGAATAAATTTGAACAAATCCTCTGAGAAGTAATGCAAAGAGCAAAATGAACAAGTAGCAAAATACCACAAGAGCTGGAAGCTCACTCGTTTTCAATTTTCCCTCCTTGAGGAATATCAGACCTCCAATAAGCGTAAGACCGACATACCACAAAGAAAGTAGAGTAAGAATAACCAAAATAGTTTCCATTATCGTTTTTCCCCCTTTAGAGCTCTCAAAAAGTCTTTAAACACCTCTGGGAGGTTATATATACAAATCGCAAGGACAATAACTTGAATAAAGTTCATCATGGTAAATCAATTTTCCCCCTTCCTTTGCACCTGTAACAGGTCATATATGCTATGTCATCAAGAAAGACAACCTCAATAAGTCTGTGACCTTTGCACACTGGACATGTGGCTTTTACCTTTTTCTTTCGTTCTTTGTCTGGGGCTCTTGAGTTGTCTCCAACGAAAGGCTCATATACACCACAACGAGCCTCCTCGAGGGCTTTTACCCAACGCTCACCTCCAAATAGTTGCTCAGCCTTGGCGCAACGGACTTTATTTCCTCGAGCTTCCAGAGCAAACCGACAACCCCAGCAATTGACCATGGCTATTCTCCTCCTAATAAGTTTCTTAACTTCTCGAGGGCTCTGTGCTTATTGACCTTCACAAAGTTCACACTACAACCCAGCTCGTTAGCAATCTCCCTGTGGCTGTATCCTTTTAACACTGAGAGGGTAAGTATCTGGCGCTGTACCTTTGTTAGTTTATTAAAGGCTTGGTAGAGTCTAATGTGCTTGGTTGAGGTGTTGTTTTCTTCCTCGAGGAGTATGTTTTGCTCGTAGGAATTTGAGAGGGCTTCGTCAAAAGGGGAGCCAATAACTTTGCTTTTATCTTCAAGAAGGTCAGCAAAGTAACGGTTGTAAAAACGCTGGTGGAGGGTAGCTCGAATGAAATGCTCAAAAGGTTTGCCATATGAAGGGTCAAACTCCTCTATGAGCTTAAAAAACTGGTAAAGTAGCTCTTGAAACATATCTTCATAATCTTGGTAGTTGAGGTTTAGTTTGCCCTTGACCATTCTTCCTCGGTGAGGGGGCTTAGTAGGGTTGCGTAAAATGTAGGAGAAAACATCGAGGTAGCTCTCCACTAGTTGCATTCCTGCCTCCTCGTTGCCATTCAAGTAAGCGCTAATGAGAGCTAGGTCTCTGTTGTTGTCATGCTCTTGTTTGGAAACACCTTTCCAAGCTCGTCTTTGTAAAAGCTGTATGCGGTTCAATGGTAGAGTCATTTTGCGTCAACTCCTTCGCTGTATAGTTCTCCAGCTTGTTTAATCACTAACTTGTCAGTCCATCCTTTGTGGTCAGTCCATACCCAGAGCTCCAACTGAGCCTCTCGGGGAAGTACCTTGGCGAGTTCCCTGCATTTCTCTAAGTCCTCTTTGTAAGCTGTCTCTGGGTTCAATCGCTCCTTGGTTCGTTTGGCTTGAATAAAAAGGACATAAGAGAGAGGAGCAACCGCCACAACGTCAAAGACCCCATGAGAGCCAGCCGAGCGAGTAGCTCCAAAAAAGCCAGCGTCCGTCAGTTCCTTTCTTATGCGGTATTCAAGCTCTCTCCCTCGCTTGTAGTTCCTGTTTTTACTCAACGGTATCACCTCGCTTGTACTGTGGTCATACATTAAACCAGCCGAGTTGAGAATTATCGAAAGGCTTGCAAGCTCCGCTCTGGTAGTGACTGCATAGTTTACATTTGTAAGGGTCTGGGACTTTGTGAAAGTCTTGTTCCTCAATAATCTTTCTGACAACCTCACGAATGGTCATAATCGTATCCGAGACGGAAAACTCAACGACTGGCTCACGTTGGTTTGTGAATCTATAAACTCCGTCTCCAATGTGTATGGCTGTTTGAAACTTGTTAGGGACTGGGTGGAAAAATTGTAGGGCTTTTGGGTAGACACCAAACTCAGCAAACACTTGAGAGGCGTAAAATCCAAGCTGAATATCGTTTTTGAGGTATTCCTTTGACTTGGTGCTGGCTCCAGTTTTGTAGTCGGTTATAATCCAGCTCGAGGGGTCATTAGGGTCTCCGTCAATTCGGTCAATGAAGGACTTTGCAGGGGGTAGACCCTCAGCAATCTCACCAAAGAATTTGCGCTCTACAAAGAGGGGAGGGGAGTTGCGGTACACTTCAAAGTAGTTTTTAATAGCTTCTGCTCCTTTTTTATACATTTTCAGCCAGTCCTCTTTGTCGCTGAAATACTTCTTGTCTATTTGAAAGTATTTCTTGTTAAATATCCGTATGGCTTCTTTCTCTGGCATTGGCTCCCCTGCTATCAGTTGCCGCCCTTGCTCCTCAAAAATCTCATGAAGGAGGGAGCCTAGCTCGGTGTATTTATTGGAGATAGGGGTAAAATCCCCAGAGTAGTAAGTAAGCCAAAACTCATGGGGGCATTTGAGGTAAGTGTTTATCTGAGTGTAGCTTATATATGGTAAAGCGTATTTCATACAATCAACTCCTTGAGTTTGTTTGCGAGTAGCTTATCGCCATCTTTTCGCCCTTCAATCATCACAAACAAGCCTTCCTTGCAAAGGTCTTGGTGCTTCTTGAAGGTGCTGGCGAATACGACCACCTCACGAATACCCTCCAGAGTTTCCACTGAGAGGAATGCCATGCGGTTTTTGTTCTTGTCGAGGAAGGTTTTGACCTTCGTGACTTTTCCTCCAATGAGGACGTTTTTAGCTCCGTCTGACCATTCCTCCCATTTGCGGAAGTTAAACTTCTCGAGAGGGTGAGAGGTGAGGTAAACTCCAATGAGCTCCTTCTCGAGTTCAGCCTTTACAGTGTCATTCCATTCCATTTGTTTGGCTTTCTCAATCTCTGACTTTTTCTCTCCCTTGAGCTCGAGGTATTTGACATAAATGTCCTTGCGAGTGAGCTCTGGGTAAAGGCTGTCAAACGCTCCAGCGAAAATGAGCGGTTTCATAGCTCGTTTGCTGACAACCCTCAAATCACACTTTTCCATGACTTCCTCGAGGGAGTTGAAAGGTCGTTTGCTCAAAAGTTCCTCAACTGCTTTGTCTCCAACTCCGTTAATTGTTCCAAGAGGAAAGACAATTTTTCCTCCATGAGCTGTAAATAGTTTCTCAGACTTATTCACGTCTGGAGGCTGTACCTCAAAGCCAGCTTGCTTAATCTCTCCAAAAATCTGAGCGACCTTCTCTTGCTCTCCCATTTTCACGCTCATAATAGCCGCCATCCAGTGTTCTGGGTAGTGTACCTCAAGCCAGCCAGTGAGGTAGGTAAGCATTGAGTAAGCAACTCCATGGCTCTTGTTAAAGCCATAACCCATATAACGGACAATTCTATCCCATATTTCATTCATGCTCTTTTCGTCGTATCCACGAGCTTTGGAGTCAGCGAGAAACTTAGGGCGCAACTCCTCGAGTTGCTCTGAAGTCATTTTGCGGAGTTTATCTCCATAGCCATAATCCCAACCAGCAAAGTGGTGAACTAACTGCATAACATGCTCTTGGTAGGTAATAATCCCATAAGTTTCGCCAGTAATGGCTTTCTCCTCTGGGTGGGAGTAGTATTCTTCCTCCTCGCCATTCTTAATGCGAGCATATCTCCAAGTATCACCACTTGCTAGGGCTGGCGGACGATAGAGAGCGTTTATCGCCACAATGTGCTCAAACTTTGTAGGCTTGACAGCTTTACAGAGTTGTTGCATACCACTTGAGTTGAGCTGGAAAAGGTTTTGTGTTTTACCACTCGCTATGAGTTCATACACTTTTGGGTCATTAGGGTTGCGGACTATCTCGTTAGTGTCAATCTTAATTCCATGCTCACGCTCAATAGACTTGACTGCCAAGCCAACCATGGTGAGTGTTTTTAAGCCAAGGAAGTCGAATTTTACCCCTCCGAGTTGCTCAATATCGTCTTTATCCCACTGGACAACTCGCTCGTCGTCTGTACCGAAAATAGGGAAATAATCTGTTATATCCGTTGGAGTTATCAAAACTCCTCCAGCGTGTTTACCTAGTTTATCAACGACAAACTCAAACTTTTCAGCGACCTCAAAGACTTCTTTTAACTCAACCATTTTTCCATCGTTGCGCTTAACTTTCTTGTTTTTCAGCGCTTTGAGTTGAGGGTTGAGCTGGTATGCTTCCTCAATGGTCTTGGCGTTGTCGTCAATCATATTTGTAATCTCTTGAGCTTTAGCGAAAGGTACATCATAGACCATGAGAGCGTTTTTGAATGCTTGTTTTGCGGTCATTCGTCCATAGTTGACAATCTGAGCGACTTGTTCCTTGCCATATTTCTGCTTGAGGTAGTCAATCACCTCATAGCGTCTTGTATCCTCAATATCAGTGTCTATGTCTGGCATTTTCTGACGAGTCACGTCAAGGAAGCGCTCAAAGAATAAGCCATGTTTAATAGGGTCAACCTCGGTAATATCTAGGAGGTATGCCACTAGCGAGCCAGCTCCAGAGCCTCGACCTTTTCCAACCTCAATGCCTCGACTCTTGGCGAATTTTATAGCGTCCGAGACAATGAGGAAATAGTCTTGGTATCCTTTCTCACGAATGACCTTGAGCTCGTACTGTAAGCGCTCAACGTATTGCTTTGTTACTGGCTTGACTTTGCGCTTGAGACCTTCTTTGACTAGCTCGCCAAGGAGTTTGTCTTTGTCTGTTCCCTCTGGGAGAGGAAACTCTGGGAGAAGGTCTCTCTCTTTCTTGAGTTCAAAGTTCACTTTGTCTACAATCTTGCCAGTATTGTTCATGGCTTGAATAATAATCTCTGGTTCAATGCCTTGTTTTTTGAGGTTAATGTAGACCTCTTTGCCATGCTGTAAGTAGTATGTTGGCTCTCCGTCATACTTTGGAGTGTCCTCTGTGAGCATTTTCTTGCCACGTCCCAGACAGAGCATGGCTTGGTGAGTTTTAGCGTCCGACTTGTCAACATAGTGAGCGTCACATGTCGCAACTAACTCAATGCCAAGCTCCTTGTTCATTTTAATGAGCTCTTTGTTGACAATCTCTTGAGCTGGTATAGTGTTTGGCTGTATCTCAAGGTAGAAGTCCTCTCCGAAAATGGCTTGGAATTGTTCTGCAACTCGTCTGGCTTCTCGGAGCTCTCCTTGGAGAATGAGTTGAGGAATCCAGCCAGCAAGACACGAGCTCGTAAGAATTAAGCCTTGTTTGTGTTTCATTAGGAGCTCCATGTCAATACGTGGCTTGTTGTAAAATCCAGTCATAAAAGCCTCGGAGGAGAGCTTCATGAGGTTTTTCCAGCCTTGCTCGTTCTTTGCTATAATAATCTGGTGGTAGTGTTTGGAGGGCTTTTGGCGACCTTCTGGAGCGAGGTAGCCCTCCATACCAGCTATTGGCTTAATTCCATGCTTCTTGGCTTCTCGGAAAAGTTCTGGAATACCATGGAGGACACCATGGTCAGTGAGGGCTATTGCTCGCTGTCCGTTCTCCTTGGCTCGTTTCACCATAAGGTCAATGCGAGAGTGAGCGTCTCGTTTGGAGAAACATGAGTGGTTATGAATGTGGTTGAAGTCAATTTTTATAGCCAACCTTACCAGCTCCTTTCTCAGTCGTTGTGTCTGCCAAGAGGGTAGAAGGTAGGCTTTCTCATGGAGAGGGCTCCTTTAATACCGTATTGCTTCACGAGAAATGCGTAATCTTTAGTAAATCGCTTGAGACCGTAATAGTTCATATACCGTCTAATTGTGCGTTGCTCGCAACCAAGCAACTCAGCCATTTCAACCGTTGACATACCTTCCACATAGTACAAACAAGCTAACACAAAAGGGTTTTTATAGGAGAAACTGAAAACGTCAGCCTCGCTGAGTCGTTTTGCAAACTCCTCTGGAGAAATAACAACGTTGTGCTTGCTCATGGTATCAGTCTCCTTTCTTAGGGTTGTTTAGAGAGGAAAAATGGGGAGGTGGGGTCTCAGTATGACCCCAGTAATAACTATGGGTATAATTAAGAGCCAAACACTTCTATAATGTCCTCAATGTCTTGCTCAAAGTAATCTTCCAGAGCAACAACAACTTGGTTGTTTAACTCGTGAATGGTAATAGGGAAGTAATCTCTGACGAGTAAGACCTCATTGACTGCTTCAATAACGTTTTGAGCTAGTTTGACATATTGAATGAGGTCAAAAACAGTGTCCATTAAAGGTCTAACCATATCGAATGACTTTTCAAGCGAGTTGGCTACTCCAATAGCGACACGTTGGCGAATCTCGTCTCGAGGGAGACCTTTCATAGTCATTTCCTCAATGTGTTGAGAAACTTCCATTTTGACAGCTTGCAAGCTCATGAAATCAACCCCTTTTCATTAGTTTTTTAATACCTTGGTAATACCATAATAACACTTGCTAAAAGTATTGTCAATAGGTTTTTATAAAAAAATTAAAGGGGAGCTCAATAACTCCCCTTATTTAGTTGCATTTAGAATAACCGCAAGCATAGCACTTGTAGCAACCTTCCTCCCAGACCATTGGAGCTCCACAAACACAAAGGTCTTTACCTTGGACTTTGACTTCTTGCGCTTCTTGAGGTTTGTGCATTTCGAGCTCACGCTGGAAGGCGAGGGCAATAGCGTCTGGAATAGAGCTTACTCGGTTTGCCCCAAAGCCATAAGGGTTAGAGCCAACAATGCCTCGGAGCTGTTTAATTATTTGCTCCTCAGTAATGTCGCTATGTTGCAACATGAGAGAGAGTAAGCGACCATATCCCTCAAGAGTTGCCAGCGTGTCAGAGCCAGCCTTGCCAATGTTGAAGAATACTTCTCGGAGTTTGCCTTCTTTGTCTCGGTTGAAGGTTACATACAAGCGACCATATGAGGTCTCAATTCTATGAGTGCGACCTTCTAGGACGCTATCACGCTCAAACTCTTTGTGTTCTTCTTTGGTTTCATTTGTTTTATCTGTTCCGAGCACTTGTTGGTCACGAGAGCCGTCTACATAAACAGTGAAGCCTTTCAAGCCAATGTCATAAGCATACTCAATTAGGTCTGAAACATCTTCGACGGTCGTCTCACGAGGAGCATTAATTGTTTTGCTAATCGAGGAATCACACCAGCGCTGAGCAACTGCTTGAAAATCAAGGTGTTGCTTTGGAGTGTAGTCTTGAGCGAATTTGAGGTTAGAAGTGTCTAAGCCTTTCTCCTCGAGGCGTTTAATGACTGGAGCTTTTTGGACTGTTAAGCCAATACGAGAGTTGCGCCAAAACTCTCTCGCAAAGAAAGGTTCAATTCCAGTGGAAGTCTGAGCAAGCGTCCCAGTCGTGCCAGTTGGAGCCTGCGTTACGAGTGTAACGTTGCGAATACCATATTTTTTAATACCTTCAATGACCTCTGGGTGCTTTTCAGCCATAAACTTCATGAATCCAGACTGTAAATATTTCTCAGCGTTGAAAGCTGGGAAAGCTCCTTTTTCTTTGGCGAGCTCAATAGAAGTTTTATATGCTGTGACAGTAATAAGCTCAAATATCTCCTCAGCTCGTTTGCGTCCTTCCTCAGTTCCATAATCTAGCCCTTCGAGCTTGAGGAGTTCGTCAATTCCCATTGTTCCAAGACCAATGCGTCTCTCACGTTTTTGGTTTATCTCGTTTTCTTTAAAGAAGTAAGGAGTAGCATCAATGACATTATCAAGAGCACGAGTTAAAACTCTCACTGTGCGCTCAATCGCTTTGAGGTCAGCTTCAAAGCGTTTTTCCTTCTCGTTCCATTTGACGTGTTTTGCAAGGTTGACATGTCCGAGGTTGCAAACACCCCAAGGAGGCAAACCTTGCTCACCACAAGGGTTGGTTGCAATAATTGGGTTGTAATACCACGAGTTAGACATGTAATTGTATCTGTCAATAAATACCACCCCCGGTTCAGCGCTCTCACGCTGACAGAGAGAAATGAGCTTCATAAGGTCTTTTGCTCTAACTCGAGCGTGTACTCTGAGAGGTAATCCTGTTTGTTCGTGAAACTTCCAAGGGTCTCCAATCAAGTGCCACTTTTCGTCATATACTTTCATTTGCTCTGGAGTGTAGTTTGCAACGTCTGGGAATACAAGCTCCCATTCTTCATCGTTCTTGACGGCTTGCATGAATTTGTCACTAATGAGGACAGAAATGTTTGCTCCTGTGAGTTGTTGGTTGCCATATTCACCAAACTTAATGAGTTGCTTCTCGCCGTCTATCTCAATCTCACACTCGAGAGGTTTTTGAACTTTGGCTGTAATAAATTCAATTACGTCTGGGTGCCAGTCAGCAAGCATTATCATCTGCGCTCCCCTGCGAGAGCCCCCTTGTGAAACTAGGTGAGTCAACTGGCTCAAGTCATGCAACCACGAGACAGCTCCAGAGCTCCGACCTCGTACTTTGTGGACTTTTGTTTTCGCTGGTCTTAGAGTCGAGCCATTTGTACCGACTCCACCACCTCGGCTCATAATCTCCATAACAATCTCTCTGTGTTTTGCAATTCCACCACGAGAGTCATGAATTAGAGGGACAACATAACAGTTGAAATATGTTAGCTCCTCGTCAGTTCCAGCTCCAGCAAGAATGCGACCACCAAAAAGAATTTGCTCCATGGCGAGCTCGTAAATGTCTTTCTCGAGTTGTTTGTCGCCACCAGAGAGGGCTTTTGCAAGTCGCTTCTTGAGGTCTTTGACGCTCTTTTCGAGCAATATGTCAACAGCTCGGCGGTCAATAGTGAATTGTTTCCCTCGGTCGTCTCCACCTGTGAATAGTGTGACAGTGACTTTTTCCGTCTCTGGGTCGTAATCATCGACAATAGCAATCTCTTTGACTGTCTTAATATTTCCATTTTCGTCTCGTTGAGGTGCTCCATTTTCGTCAATCACTTGGAGCTCAACAACTGCCACGTCATCACGAGTAGGAGTCTTTTCTGTGTCTTTCAAGAGGTAACGGTCAGCAATAATTTTAAGTGAGAAGCTGTCCTCCTCGCTTAGTGGTTTTTGTAGGTTCTCACGAGTTACTTCCATCATGTAACATCTACCTCCTATAATCTTTCTTTTTCTTTGCCATATTTCTCATACCACTCATGAACGAGTAGCCTTGTATTGTAAACCTCGAGGAGCTCCTCGCAAGTACAGTCGCAAGGGTCTTTCCCCTCGGGGAGATTTAACACTGTAATATCAAACTTGTATTTGAGTCGCTCAATCATTTTTCTTGTTCCATTTCTTCCTGCTGGGTCATTATCAAGTCCAATTACGAGTTGAGTTACTCCAGCCTTATAGAGTTCTTGCTCGTGTTCTTCTGTGAAGAAGGTTCCAATAGGGGTGCAAACATGCTTGAGACCACAATCCCAAACTCGGACACAATCGAAAATCCCCTCAACGACTATAACCTCATTTTTGGCTCTCACCTCCTCGAGGTTGCGACCTAACCCAGTGAGTACCCAGCCAGTGTGTAAGTTTCTTGGACGGTGCATCCATTTGTTTGGCATATCATTTTTGAGTCTCCGCCCAGTGACTCCAACGAGTCGCTTATCAATGTCCTCTATTGGCATGACAACTCTGTTGGCAAGCTCTCCCTCAAGACAGACTCGGAGCTTCCAGTGTTCAATAGCCTCTGGAGAGAAGCCTCTATACTCCTTAATTTTCGCCATCTTTGCCTTGAACTTGAAAGGAGGGAGCTTCGTTTGTTTGTTGCGCTTTCTCATTTGCTCAATAAACTTGCGAGCTTCTTCTCGGAAATAGTCCTCATCAATTTCCTCGTTCTCCCAGTCAACGGAGATGTTAAACATTTCAGCGAGCTTTTTTGCGGCTTCCAAAAAGGAGCAATCCTCAATTTTCATAACAAAGTCAAAAACGTCTCCGCCATCTTGACACTGAGTGTGGCAATAATAGAGCTTGGTGTGTTCATTAAAGGCGAATGCTGTGGGGTTATCTCCTCGGTGTATAGGGCAAGTGGAGCGAATATTTCCACTCCCATGTATTCGCTGAGCCCCATACACCTCGAGGAGTTTTCTCACGTCAACTGCGTCACGAATACGCTCAAGAGGTTTGCGCTTATTCACTTTCACCACCCCTCCAATGCTTCACTCAATCTATTCCACACAAAAGACCTTGTACCAGCTCCACCTTGTTCCATGCGAGCAAGTGAATCTCGAATGGCTGTTTCGAGGTTTTTAATATACTCTTTCATGTGTTCTTTCTCGACTAGGAGAGAATCAATAACAGGTAAGTCAGCAATAGGGCATAATTCGGAGAGTTGTTTGCGGAGTTCTTTGTTTTCTTTCTCGAGTTGTTTTATATAGTCAATCAAACAATCTCCATCATCATAACTCAACTCGTAAAAGTCATAATAAGGACTATCTTCTCCAACCTCCTTTTGAAATCTCATTAACTTTATAATTTGTTCTACACGTTCTTTCATGAGACTTCCTCCTGCAAGAGAATTTCCGTTTTAAAGTCAATATCTATTTCATCGAGGTTTGAAGCTCCTCCACGCTGGAAAGCTATTTTAAAGAGTTGGTTTCCTGCTGAGAGAGCTCGTTCCTCCTCAGTTTTCCAACGGAGGAAGCATACTCGGTTTGCAAGTTGGAGAATGCGGTCTGAGCCAGCAACCATACTTTCGTCAATCTCCTCAGCCTTGACAGCTCCTCGGTTAAGTTGTACCGCTGAAACAACTGGAATCTGGAGAGTTCCTGCAATATCCTTGAGAGTACTTGTGAGGTATCCGAGAGCTTGGTATTCTTTCTCACCAACATGACCCCCAGAGCTAGGGAGCTTAATGTAGTCAAACACTAACAAGCCAATGCCATACTCAACTTGGTATTTTCTCGCTAGAGCAACAATCTTTTCTGGGGTAAAATGAGGAAGGTAAACATGGTAAAAAGGAGCTTCTTTGAGCATTCGACTCGCTTCTTGCAATCGAGCAATCTTGTCTCGAGCTTTTCCGTTTATCGTGTCCTTTCCAAACATGCCATTTTTAATCTCAACCTCTGGGACTCTGCTCAACATAGCAAGCAAGCGGTCTTGTTGCTCCTCGGTAAACATTTCAGTGTCAATGTAGAGAGCTGGCACTTTATCCTCAACCGATATTTTGCGAGACCAATTGAGGAGGGTGACAGACTTTCCTGTCTTGGAGCGAGCCCCCACAATAGTAAGCTCCCCAGCTTTCAACCCTTGAGTGAGTTTATCAAACGTTCTCCAGCCAGTTTTGAGACCGATAACCTCTTGAGGGTTGAGTAATCTTTGTTTGAGACGCTCTGCAACTCCTTCTCCAATAGGGACGACCTCTTGAGAGACTTGGTACTCAAGAGAAATATTGCGAAACTTCGACTCAACCCCCATGAGGTACTCGCCAAGGTCTTTATCCTTGGCTTTTATCGCCTCGTCAGCAACCTTGAGGGCTGTTTCATATACCTCTCTGCGAGCTGACGCTTGAATAATGTGCTCTACAAAGAGCTTTGTATTATTTGCTACTGGAGTTGATTTGAGAGCTTCAATATAGTCAACTCCACCAAGCTCCTCAATGGCTTGCTTGGCTCGGTCATCTGTGTAGACGTTCAAAATAGAGATAGGGTCGAGTTGTTCTCCCTTGGAATAAAGGTAGTTCATAGCCATGTAAATGTACTTGTGACCGTCAACCGCAAACATGTCTGGGAGCAAGCCGTTGGAGCTCGCAACAATGAGCTCCTCTGGCTTATTTAAACAAATACTCAGCAAAGCTCTTTCTGAGCCAGCTCGGTGTATTAATTCCTTTGAAAGTGTTCTTTGGGTCATACCCTTCGTCACGCTCCTCTTTGAGCTTTTCACTCTCGGAGCTACCTTGAGGAGTAGAGAAAAGCAAGCAATCCTTCCTCAAGGTGAACTCTCGAGAGGGGGGGGAGAGACCTCCTCGTCTTAAAACTCCAAATTTTCGAGTTCCTCATCTGTTAAAACTTCACCGCTATCAATCTCAATAGGTTCCTCCGAGGAGCCCTCCGAGTAGTCGTCTTGAGGTGACGTGTCTTGGTCAACCTTTTCCTCATCGTTGTTGTTTTTCTTCAAAACGTCCTCCCATTTAGCTCCCTTTGCAACTGCTAGACACTGCTCAGGGGTAATGTGGCTGTGGTCTTTTAACTTAGCAAGGTCAACTTTGCTTTCTTCATACAAGCGAATCTCCTCGTCGGTGAGCGGAGTGTTTTGGCGAGCTGGCGTGACAGTGTACTCTGTGTTTAATCCAGAACCTTTGCGAGTAATCGTGACATCATACTGTCTCAAGTCTCCATACTCTGGGTTCACAGCGTACTTTTTGAGCTCCTTGAATAGTCCATTTCCTTTCTCGAGGAGTTTAACTTCGCCAGTTGCTCGGTCAAGGACATGAATCACATATTTTTGTTTGACTTTGCCCCATGGCAGTTTAGAATAACCTTTCTCACGTAAAAACTTCTTACGTTTGTCGCCTTTTAACCCTAGACGGTCAGCTTCTTGGAATACTTTCTCCATAAATGCCTTATTTTCAGCCTCGAGGAGGTCATCTTTACCTTTATAAGGAATGGAAGTTCCTTTTCCTCCGTTCCCTCGAGGAGCCCACCATTCTTTAAAAGCGTATGGCGCAACGTCAAGGACTCGAATGCGAGTGTCTCCTTCTGGGAGTTTCAAATAATCAAGTTTGCGCTCCTCGTTGAAACCAGCTTCGTTGTTATCATCATCAACACAACGCTCCAACCATTAATTACTTCTTTGTTTACATTTGTCATACACTGACAGCTCCTTTCAAAGAGTTTTTATTAGGGTTTTACTGTGGTAATACCAAAGGGTAATTTTTTTTGAGTCGCCACCAGCGACCCTGCAAGAATAATATTACTATGGTATTACCACAATGTCAATACCTATTTTGAATTTTTTTGTGGGGGAGAGGAGGGAAGTCCTCTCGCTTGAAAGTTTGTTTATTACGCTTCTTGAGGAGCTTCCCCCTCGGGAGGAATTTGCTCCTCGGAAGGAATCGCTGGCATTTGTTGCATAAGAATTTGAATGGCTCGCTCAATCTCTTGCTTTTCCGCTGTTAAGCGTTGCAACTTTTGGGTTGCTTGCTCAATCTTTTGGTTCATGTCGTTGAGAAACTGTTCTTTTTCGCTTTGTAGCTTGGCGAGCTCGTTCTCAGCTTCAATGACGAGTCTTTCCTGCGCCTTGAGTTGCGTCTCAAGGTTGTCAATCACCACATTTTAAAAGCTGGCATATCAAGCACCTCCTAGGTCGAACTCAATGGCTCGAGCCACTTGGACGACCTTAATATCAACTTTATATATATTTCCTTCCATTTTGTCGTCAACAACAATGTCAATTCCGTCTTGTTTCATTTGCTTTCCAATTTGTTGAATCTCCTCTGGGGTCATGTCATCATGGTAGTTGTAACCCAACTCACGAATTACCTCAGTAATACTGGCATTAATTTTTTCACTTATGAGGTCGGACACCTCAGCGAGGGCTTCCTCAAGTTCTTTTTTGGCTCTCTTTTCTTCCATGTCATCAATTGTCAAGCGTACAAACTTCTTCATGTCTGTTCCCCCTTTTGTTCTTTATTTAGTAATACCCTGTTACGACCTAGGGCTTTATGTAGTGGTGCGACTGTACTTTTATCATACATGATGTTTTTTGACACGTCAAGAGTAAATAGTCAAAAAAATTTACTGTGGTATTACTTTGAAATAACCTAGGTTATAAACTAGAACAATAGTTCGATTTTAATAATATGGTAAAAAAAAGAGCCAGCCTACAAGAAGCCAGCTCTTATTTTTGTTCTTTCTCGTGTTTCTTTCCGTCAACATAGCCTTGACCAAGAATGTAGGAGACCGCTAAAGTAACAATCGCCCAGTAAGTTTCCTCGTCAATTGGAATGTTCAAAATGTCAGTGAGCACCACAAACAACGCTGACCCTAAAAGAGTCCACAACTTGCGAGAAGCCCATTTACTGCGTTTGAATTTTTCAATGAAGTTCTTCATGGTTTCATCACCTTATCTACTCCTTCTAGTGTAGTATTTTGACCTGCTCACTCGGAGACTTACGGACAAAGAGGAAGGGTGAGAGGGGAAAGGGAGGGGTTTTATGCTTTGTGGCTTTCAAGGAAGCTATCAAATCCAGCTCGCTTGAGTTCTGCCATACGCTTTTTAGCGTTTCCTCTATCTTGGAAAGAGCCAGTAATGACTCTATACCAGCCATTTTTATAGTCAATGAAGCTGTCAAAACCTTTGCGCTTTAATTCAGCAACTCTGCGCTCTGCATTAGCTTTTTCCTTAAATGAGCCAGTAACAACTCGGTAGAATGTTTTCGTTGGAGTTGTTGTTTTTGGAGGGTTGGCTTTTTTCTCTGGGACATATTTCACCCCAAAGTATTCGCAAATCCCTTGAGCAATCTCACGAGCACACTCTTTTTGGAAGTCTGTGTTTATCATGAGGAGAGCTTCTCGTTCGTTATCCATGAAGCCAAGCTCAAGGAGTACCGCTGGCATGTGCGTCTCGCGCAAAACGTGGAAGTTGCTTTCATGCAAGCCTCGGTTGACTTGCTTAGTTCCTCCTGCGAGGTGTTTCAAAATGCACTTAGCAAGTTTGCCAGCTTTTTTGTTGCTATGACCGAGGTAGACATGAGCTTGGAAACCTTCTGGGTTTTTCCCTGCGAAAGTTCCATCAAATGCGTTGTAGTGAATGCTAATATAAGCGTCAACTCCAGCTTTGTTTGCTTTATCAGTACGTTCTTTTAGTGGAGTATCCACGTCAGTTGGAGCAACCAACAGAGTACGAAAACCGCAACGTTTGAGCTCTTGGTCTAAAAACTTCACAACTGCTCGGTTGAACTCATTCTCCTTAATTTGACGACCTAATGAGGGAATGTATGGGGTTCTTTTTCCTGCTGTCTCCATGCCATGTCCGTCGTCAAGGGCAATATATTTAGTCACACTTACCAACTCCTTTCAAGTCGTTTTTGTCAGCTTTAGAGCCAAGCTCTTTCCAGACAGCCATAAAGTTTGTTTCAACTTTGTCCTCTAGCTTTCCGAGGTTGCGTTGCACTTCTTTAAGCGTCTCAGCAATATTGCCAAGTTGTTCGGTGTTTTTCTCAAGGTTTTTCATTAGCTCAGCCTCTCGCCTTGCTGAGGCTTCCAGTTGTTGTCGGTACATTTCAAACAGTTGCTCCTCACGTTTGTTGTTTTCTTCTTTTTGTTCTCTGAGAGCTGTTTGAACATACCGAGCAACTGAATACAAACCAACAATGAACAAAACTGCAAAGACAACCTCACTGTTGGCAACAGCAAGAATTTCCTTGATAGACACCTTTCTCACCTCCTCTCAAGTGATTTTCCCCAGTATGACATGAGTACCTCCAACATTAGCAAGAATCACTCGGTCATTAGCTCGGGGAGTGTAACTTGAGAGGTAGGGGTAAGTCTTGGAGCTTACAGTGGTGCTCCCATCAAAAATCACTTTAGGGCGACCGCTACTGTAAGCAGGGTCAATTACCCCCAGTGAGAAAGGTTTATTTTTACTCTCTTTAGCGTTCAATGAGCTTATGAGTGTTACAAACTCGTCAGCTTTCATATGCTTACCACCTTTCTCACTTCATGCTCCATCTCGCCTCCAGCTCGGAGGGTCATTTTCCAGCCTACCTCGCTGAATTTGTCATCTATCTTGAGAGGGTCATATTTAACCCTCAAAACGTCCATATACTCATGGAATGGCATAAGAGCTGTTTTAAAGCGCAATCGACCAAACACTTGAGAAGCCTCGAAAGCTATACGCTCTGTGTAAGCGTCGAGCGTTGCTTGGTCTGCTATGTCATCAACTTCTCTGAAATCCACAATGTTCCTACCGACATTGACCGTTGAAGTAGGAGAGTCTGGGTTGTCATTTATCTTTGTACTTACGAGAGGTGTTTTTTCTGGGTTTGACTGAGTAACAACCCACACATTAGGGACTCCAAAGAAGTCCAACTCCTCCTCGATACCGTTGTAAATAACGGAAAGCTCGTCGTCGAGGTATTCATAGTCAACTGCCTTCTCGGAAGGAGAGACATAAGGGGAAGCTGTAAAATATCCTCGAGCGTCAACCCATATTTGCGTATAGTTAATGGCTTTAAGCAAGGAGTTAATCGCCTCGAGTTTGCTTGTTCCAATGGCAAACTCAATAGGAGCTGAGAGCGTTTTGGAGCTGTCTGTTATGTTGAATTTGCTTATTCCTGCGCTCATGAGAATTTCAATCACTGCGTCAGTGTATTTTTTTCCTGCTGGAATGTAATAGCGAGAGGTGAATTTGTCGTCATTGAGAATAATGAGACCGTCATATGCTTCAATCTCACGGTAGACTCCATTATTCTCGTCTCTCTTGGTAGGAGTGGAGAGGAGGAAAATACCGAGAGGGAAGTCAATCCAATTACCGTCTGGCATTTGAATTTCCATATAAGGTTGAATGCGGTCACTGAGGTAGTTAATCTCTGTGGTTTCTGGGACAATCACATCATACTCTCCGTCAATAGTAAAGGAGAGATTGTCGGCTCCCACAAAGTCAATTATATTGCGTCTCGTGAAAGTAAAGCGAAACTGTATTTGAGCATTAGCGAGGTCGGTTCCATAAGGAAGGCTAGAGAGCTGAGCTCCATTTATTTCAGTCGTCCAAGCTCCCCACGTAGTTCCTCCATCTGTGGAGACTCTCGACTCGAGTTTTGCTGTTGCGTAGCTTGGTGTCTGGACTTGAAAGCCCACTCTTGAGTTGACTGCTTTAGTATTACGTGAGTCACTAATGTCAATGACTTCACTTACCCATTGAGCCGACCATGTAGGGGCTACCTTTCCAAAGTAAATGTTGTCAATAATGACTCCTCCATCTGTTCCTGCGTACCAAGCAATCAAAATTCCAACGGTGTCCGTTCTGTCTGCGTTGACTGCTCCATCAAAACGATACCAACCGTCTCCTAAATCAGTAATTGTATAACCTCCGTTATGGTTTGTGTCACCTATCCAAAGGTTTCCCTGTCCATCGTTGTGCATAATGTAGCAATAACTCGGGACAGCAAAGTTACCATTAGGGTCGTTGTATGGTCTAAAGAAGAAGGAGAGATACAATCTTTCTCCTGCGGTCACTGAAATATTTCTTCGTTTTAAATCAATACCAAGCGAGTTGGCTCCTGTTCGAGTAATCAATTGAGCCATGCCACCTAATGAAGTAGTCGTATAGTTAAAAGTTCCTCGAGTGGCACCCCATGCGTCCCAAGCTGGGTGAGGTTGCCCACTCGTCCATGTTGCTGTTCCAAAAGTGGACTCATCTGTTGTTAAGAGGTTAATGTTTGGAGTTGTAATTCGTACCCAACTGCCTCCGTCAAAAGGAGAGCTCCCTGTTGCAACTGTCCCAGAGTGAGTCCCACTCGTGAAGGTACTTTCTGAGTAAGATTTTACTTGAGAAGTTACTCGCTCAATATGCTCTGGAATGTAATTTTCTTTTATCTTAAACTTTGCTGTGCGCTTGATAGTGGAGAAGGCTGACATTTCAACCTCCCCCTCAAGCACACAATCAAGCGTCTTAATATAGTTTTCATTTTTGTCGAGTAAGTCATAACGAAATCGTACTTTTCTGGTGTTGTTCTTGGCATGTAATACGTCAAGAATCTGCTCTCGAGTGTAACCTCCTCTCTCAATCGTTTGCATAGTTATGTCTCCTCTCCGTTTCTAACTGCTAAGTCCTCAATGAAATGAGTTACATGGAAGTCAGCTTTCAAGGTGAAGCCATTTACGTCATTGTCTTTAACTTCAAAAGCGTCACAAGTTACCCAGAAACGACGACCGTTGCGGTCACGATAGAGAAGAACATCTCTCCGTCTCAAGAGGTCTTTAAACATTTCAACCTCTTGGTAAGTGTCAAAAATCCACTCAACGGAAATGACAATATCTTCATGCTCGCCAAACTCTCTCACTGGGTCACGTCTGCCAGCAAACCTCATAAGTTCGCTTTCAAGTTCCATTTTAGTCTCCCTCGAGGTAGCATACTTGAGGAGCACAATGCTAGAGAGGTTGTTGGCTTCTTGAATGAATGTGTCATTAAATACAATGCTCACTTGCTCAATGCTCGAGTCTGTTGAGGTCTTGTTGGAGTTGTTTACTGCTCGGAGTTTATACTCATAAATTACTCCACTCGCTGGAGTGTAGTCCAAAAACGAGCCGCTCGTTGGAAGGTCATCTGCAATCATAATCCATGGGGCTGTGCCAGTTGGAGTGTATTCTCTGCGAAAGACTTGAATCTTCTCGGTTGCTGTGCTTGCGTTAGAAATACGGAGGTTTGCGTTGCTAATTGTGACCGTTCCTGTGTTGTCCCACGTTGTGTAGAAAATAACTCGCAACTTGACAGCGTTCTCTGGCAAAGTATAGTTGAGCGCTGTTGTCCCAACAGGAGAGAGAGCTTTGTCTGCTCCAGTCGCTTGGAAGCTAATTGCGTTGTTGTTTGCGTCATAAGCTCCAATAAAAAGCCGCCCTCCTTGAACATCAAAGGTTGCTGTCAAGGTGTAAACACTTCCAGCAACAAGAGGAATCTCCTCATTTGTGAGCCAGTATTCGACTCCCTTGAGAGCCCCAGTAATAGACACACTGCTTGGACTTAACAGCTCACAATCTGTACCTATAACAGAGCCACTATAACCTTGAAGGAGTGGGTTTTGCTGTCCATCGTTGACCAAGAAAGACGGTAGAATGTCAGCGTCACTCGCTCCATAGAAAATGTTTATCACTCCGTCACCAGCTTCCTCAAAGCGTTCAATAACTGGAGGGAGTGGAGGGGTGAAGTTTGTGGAGAACACCACAACAGTATAGTCTGACCACAAGCCTGTTGTGGAGTCCATAACTCTCAAGTGAATTTCATAGAATTTGTTGTTTTCCAAGTCAACTGGAATAGTAACTTGCTTAGTTCCTCCGCTTTTCACTTCGTGAAATAGCTCCCAACCATCCGAGTCATACAATGCGAGGTCATATTGAATCTGGTTCAAACTCGACCATGTAACAGTCACCCGAGTTGTATTAATTTCCGCAAAGTCAGTAGGACTGAGGATAGTAGGGGCATTCGTTGGCTGGCTCGCTTTAATAATTTGCCATTGAGAATATGGAGACTGGAGACCTTGTTGGTCTTTTGTTTGAACTCCCCACTCAATATTACCAAACGGAAGGGTGTTCGCTGGCATGTCATAGTATTGGTTTGTTGTATTCATGAACGAGGTAGCGTTTGGAATGTAGTTCCAAGCCCCTCGAGTACCGTCAGCCGCAACTGTGCGCCAAGCAATACGGAAACCAACTTGAGCTCCGTCATCGTTGTGTTTCCACGAGAAACGGTTTGGTTGCGTTCTGTCAATGACCGCTCCAGTTGCAGGAGAGAGTTGAGTTGGAGCACTTGGAGGTTGGTTGTGGTCAATTGCGAAGTAATTAGAATATGTCCAGCTACTATACTCTTGACCGTCATATGCTCGGACAGCAACTCGAGCGCTTGAAGTTTCTCTCAACGAGCTCGTATTAATTGTGTAGCTTGTTGCTCCTGTCGCTGTTTTGTAATACTTCCAACCAGTGCCGTCATTAATGGCAACTTCATAGGAAAGAGGGTCTCCATCTGGGTCACTTGCTTTGTTCCATCTTACTGTAATGCTTTGGTCAACAATCTCTCCACCTTGAGGGTACGTGATAGTAGGAGCACTCGGAGGGCTGTTCCAGCTACCAGTTACCTCAACATAAGCACAATAGCTGTCAGTTCTATAACCATAAGCCTCTCCGTAATAGCCACTCGACGCTCCAGAGTAGAGGACAACTCCATGGTAAGTACCATTTTTGTAATCATTCATAAAAACGTTAGTAAGGTCAAAGCTAATCCATCCAGTTCCTAGACCTTGATAAGCTCTGAGGTACTTGTACCATGGCATTGTACCTCCAGCTTTGTTATACGTTTCTTTGTGAGCCCCAACGTCCCACTCTGGAGAAGCGTCATAAACATATATCCAGAGTTTCAGCGTAGTTGCTGTTTTGGACGTTCTCAGAGCGTCTCTCACTGAGGTAGGAAATCCAATAAAGGAATGGTAGTTGTCTGCTCCACCTACTCGTATAGGGGAGTTAGCACCAACATATGAGTTGCTTGACGCTTTGTATTGTCCCATCCAAGCTATGTTAAACTTCTTAGTTGCCAACTCAAACTCCCTCCTTTCTATCTTCGTCTAACGGCTTGTCGTAGGTCTCTAAAAACGTCAGTTCCAACTGTTTGCTCAATGTTTTGACCCACAAATCTAATTGTCTCGCGAGAGCTGTCTCCTCGTACTTCTACCTCGCCATAATGCTCATGACGAATGACAATTACAGTGCGTCCTGCTCTGCCAAAATAGTCTAAGCCAACTGTTCCATAACTATTGTTGAGCTCGCCATTGAGTCTCTCCATAGCTCCACTAATAGCTCTTGTCATAGTTGGCACTTTCTTGAGAGCTCCTTCGTACCAAGTAGGGAAGAACGACTCACCAGACTTGTCAAGGTCGCTCAACGGTCCTTCTTTTGCTGGCGAGAATGGCAATAGTCTCCGAATAGCACTCAAACCAGACGAAACAGCCGACTTAGCTCTTGCAATACCGTTTTTAACTCCTTGAACGAAAGCGTCAAGAAGTCCCTTGCCAGCACTCAAGAAACTGGAAGCCATTCCTTTGATTGCAGAGACAATACCACGAATACCACTCGAAACAGCCGAGCGAGCGCTACTCATCATGCTTCTAAATCCGCTGACAAGCGAGCTCGCTAGAGAGCTAATGGTTCCCAATACTTTGGAAGGCAACGAGCGAAAGAAACTTACAATATTATTAATCCCAGAGCTTACAGCGTTTCGAGCGTTGCTCATCATGCTTTTGAATCTACTCACGAGGTTGGAAGCCAAACTGCTAATAAAGCTCAATACCTTAGAAGGAAGGCTTTTAAAGAAGCTCACAATGTTGTCAATTCCACTTTTTACAGTGCTTTTTGCGTTGTTCATGAATTGCTTGAATTTTGATACTGCTTTAGAAGCCAAGCTACTAATGAAAGACATTACCTTAGAAGGTAACTGTTTAAAGAAATTTACGATAGCAACAACACCATTTTTGGCGGCATTTCCGAGGGCGACCATAACTCCAATAAAAGCTCCAACCAAGAAGCCAGCCATGTAAGCAATTACTTTTAAAATATTCGCTGGTAAGTCAGCAAAGAATTGAACAATTTTACGAATACCGTTAGATACAGCTTGACTAGCTTGGCTCATCATGTTGTTGAATCTATCCACCATGTTTGAAGCCCAGTTAGAAACTGCTGTGACGATATTCGCTATTACTGTGCTTATCGTTGTTTTAATACCTTGCCATACTTGCTGAATTTTGCTCCAAAGCTGTTGAGCATACATTTTGATAGTATCCCAGTTTTTATACAGTAATACTCCAACAGCAATCAGAGCTAAGATAGCCGCCACAACCAACCCGAATGGGTTAGCCAGCATAGCAACTCGCAACAATGTGAACGCTGTTCTTACTGTGGTGAAAACTGTTTTCAGCATGTTAAAGGCGTTCTTGACTGCGTTAATAACAGAGACAACAGCCACAACACTCTTGAAAGCTATGAAGCCAGCCAAAACACTAGCAAGAACAACCTTGAGAGCCCCTAAGTGTTGCAAAAGGAATTGTCCAGTTGCTATTATCAAGTTCAAGGCTGTTTGTACCAACCCAGAAGTTGTCGCCCACTGAACAAAGGAGCTTGCCAATCGGAGGACGACACTACCAAGGGGAGCTAGAGCAACAACCAACTGCCCAATGAATTTAAATAAGTTGCCAATCAAACTCAAGAGGACAGGAGTATTGGCTTTGACATAGTTGACAAAGTTTTGGAATCCTTGGCTCTGACTCAACCCTTCAGCCCATTTTCTGAAGCTTGCTGACATATTGACCATGCCTTGTGCGAATGACTGACTCAGAGGAGAGAATGCTTTGAGAATTTCCATGAATCCCACAAACAAGTTGCCAGCAGTCGTGAGAATAGCTGTCAAGTTTTGACCAACTGTGCTGTTTATATAGTCAAAGAAGCTCTTTACTTGCTCGGTCTTGAAAGAAGCATTGACTTTTTCTAAGAAATTGGCAAGTACGTTCCCAGTCGTTGCAATAGCTGGCTTCAAGCCTTCCATAACATTACGAATGAAGTCCAACCCTTGACCAAAGACCTTTAGGACTGGCGTTTGAAGGCTTTGAGTGAAACTACCCCACCAAGATTGAAACTCCCTTAAATCAGCGAGAGCTTGACGCTCAGCTTGACTCAATCCAGCCATAACTTGCTGGAGCTCTTTTTGGTATTTAATGCGCTCTTTCGCTGAGTCAGCTTGTTTAATTTTCTCCTCAATCTCAGCAACTTTCTCACTGGCTTCAATTACTCCTCCAATAGATGAAACAGCAACAGCACCAAATGCCATAGCTCCAGCGCCAGCACTAGCAAACATGGAAGCCATAGCACCAATACCAGCAACGGCAGGGGCTAAGGCGGCAATCGAACCGCTAACTCCAGCTATAATAGCTGTTACTTTTGCTCCACCGCCTCCAAGTTTATCAAGAGCACGGTTGACATCATTTATTTTGCGACTCGCATTATCAATAGCGTTAATAATAATCTCAACATTATTAGCCACTGCTCAGCTCACCTCCTTTGTCCTCCACCAAGTTTTCTGGCAAGCTCCTTTCTGTTTTCTCTCCTGTTTTGTCTGGAGTGGTATTCGTTAATTGCGTTCATAACACAAATGAGCTCCTCAATTGTTTTGTTGTCCTCCTGCTCTAACTGAGAAGGGAGACAACCAAACTCTCGACAGAGCTCATAAATTTGCAAGGCTTCTGGAGGGTTCTCGACTTTCTTGCCCTCCAAGCTCTTTAAGACAGCCGACCTTATTGCTTTTTTTCTTCTTCTGTGACTCCATTGTCATCTTGCTCGCTAATCTTTTGAATTAACTGAGCAACAAAGTCCTCATGTAAGTTGTCAAGCGTTTCAAGAGTAATAGGGAGCTTGTTGTCGTTCTCGTCCGTCAAATCCCAGTCTTTAATCTGGTAGAGAGCTCGAAGAACTCCAATAAGAGAAGGGTCAACCTCAGCTTTTTGTGTAATAGGGTTGAATTTCATAGCTTCTTTAACTGCTTTACGAGACTCACCAAACGTCAACTTTTTAAGTGTAATCTTAGCACCCATTACTTCAATCACTTTCTCGTCATTCTTTTTCAACCAAGGTTTGTTTGCCATTATTCATCATCCTTTCTCGGGGAATTATTAGGGGAAGTAGGGGAGGAGGGGTTAAATCAGAGTAGCGTTTCCGTCATTTGCAACTGCTTCAATACCAGTGAAAATAGCTTCAAGTTCTTGTTCTTGGAGCTCCTCAGCATTCACTGGAAGGCTGTTCGTGTCATACATTCCACCCATGAGAGTGACCTTAATGGAGTGGTTTGCGTTTTGAACATCTTGGAGCATTAACTCCACAACGAGGTTGTCTCCATTCTTGAAGGAATCCCATTGAGTCGTATCAGTGAAGTCAAGCGTCAAGCTCGCTGTAATCTCAAGGTTGCCTTCTTCAATGCGAGCTGGTTTGTTTGTGCCATTCAATACAAAGCGTCTTTCTAAGTTGTTATTAATCTCAAGCTCAAACTCTCGGACGTTCGCAACTTGTACGCTGTTAATTTTGACGGAGCCTTCATAGAACATGAAATAGTTGTCAAGCTCAGCTTGGACTGTTGCTGGAGTAATACCGCTATCCTCAACATGTGAGAATAGAATTTCAGCCTCAGCTGTAACAGCTTCCTCTGCGCTCGCTGTAATTGTTAAACTGTCAACTTTTCCCCCAACATAGTTGCGAGTGAAGTTGTGGAGTAAGTTGTGGTTTTGAATTGTGAAGCTCGGGAGTTGCTCTCCGCTTCCAACTGGTGTAATCGTGTGAGTATAACCATTTGAGCCGTCCCCAGTTGTCGAAACCTTTCCGAGAGCCAAAGCAATCATGCGAGCATTTTGTAGAGCGAATGAAATGGAGCCATCAACTTCCTTGACTCCAGCTCGGAGCATGAAAGGAGCACGAACACCAACGCTAAGACGAGAGTCTAAGTTGTTATTTTCCTCTGGCTCAAAGCTCTCAACAATACCAATCCATTTGAATCCAGTTGTAGGAGCTTGAGCGAATGCTGTCTCCTTGGCGACAACCACTGTATTGTCAAAGCCATGAGCTTGTTTCGCCATTATTTGTCACCTGCCTTTTTGCTTTTTTTCGTTTCTTGCACTTCTTCAAACCCCATAGTTTTCAATTCATCAATAAATACCTTATCATCTGTCTCGATGACATAACCCTCAGAGACTTCATGGCGCTCTGGAAAGAGAATGCGAAACGGTTTTTTACCGTTGTAAATGAGTTTCATATTCACACCTCGCTTATGTGAAACGCTTAATAATCTGCACATTGAGACGAGCTCCTTGCAGGAAGGACGCTTCTCCTTGTTGTACCGTTCCAAACTCAACCACGTCATCAATAGACAAGTAGTGGCAAACTCCTCCAAGAGTTTTGTCTTGTTCGATAGCGTCCTCAACAAGCTCCAGAAGCCTTAGACATTCGCTTTCAGCGTCCTCAGCGTCGAGAATATCAGTGTAAACCCAGACTACCATATCAAGCTCGAGTTGCTTCACTCCAACCCCTACTTTGGGTTTTCTGCGTGAGCTTAGCTCGAGCGCAACCGCTGGAAAGAAAGCGATATTTTGATAGGGTACTGGGTAAACCTCGATATTTTCTCCGACGCTCTGCAAATAGTTCTTTATTTGTTGCCTCAAGGCTTCTTTAATCTCTCGGTACATTCCAACATTTTGAGCCATTATTCAGTCAGCTCCTTTACATAGTCCTCAAAAATGCGCTTAATAACTTTTTCGTCCTTGGAATCAAAGTAGAGGAAAGGTCTTGGTGGGACATATCCAAACTTCGTTTTGCCACCAAAGTTATGGAGTGGAGCATACACCAAGTTTGTTCCATACTGGAGTTTGTTTTTGCTCACTCGCTTAATCGCTCTGGAAGTTACTGACTGCTTGAGCCTGCCAGTATCATTGAGAGGTTTTCCACCTATACGGTGAGGGTGCCACTCGAGGGTTGCAGGGGAAAGAGGCTTCCATCTAGCTTGACGGAAACGAGTTCCAATAGACTTCTCCATATAAATGCCAGACTGCTTGAGGGGCTTTCTAAAATCTAAGTCTTGTAACTTCTTGAGTTTTTTGTCGGCTCCGTTATAAACAACTTTGACATTAACAGTAACAGCCATATTTATCACCAGTATGGTTCATCTAAAGTGAATATTGGAGGTTCATTGTTTGTGGAAGCGAAACCGCTTTGGTAGTTGCTTCTTTGTGGAGCGTCAATCACGAGGTCTCCTGTTGCAATCTTCTCGAGCATGGAGATAGCTCGCTCGTATCGTTTAGCTTGATACTCGTCAAAGTTTGGCATTTGAGAGGAGTAAAGCGACTCAGCAAGGAAGAAGATAGCCAAGTCAATTGTAATGTGTTTAATGAGCTCTGGCACTGGGTTGAATGGAGTCACATAAGCAACCTTGAGGTAGCTATCAACCAATGTAGTTGCTTTCTGAATGTGAAACTCAATATCTTCATCCTTAATTTGTGGGGGCAACTTCGTCATGACGTTGCGAATATCACTGGCTGTGGCATACATTATTTGTCACCTTCTTTGGTTGCCTTCTCCTTCTTAGAAGGCTTTTTCTCGTCTTTGACCTCCTCAGCGACTTTTAACTGAATCAATCGCTTGCCTTGCTCGTCAGAAACCTCTAAAATTGTCCCTTTCTTGTTTAAAGTCAAGACGTTATCGACTAATGTTTTAATTTTCAACAGTCACACCTCCCAGAAAAATTCAAGGGAGGGAGAGCGTCTGAGCTAACCTCAAACCCTTTGTATCCTCTCCTCTCCCTTTACCTCAGTATTGCTCCAGTAATATTAACGGACAGCCTTAATGAACATAATAGCTTTAGGGTCAGTCAAGTATGCTTGAGTGAAGCGAGTTGCACGAACAATAGTGCGGTCGTTGCTTTGTTCGTTATATACTGCTGTGCGTAATGGTTCAGCGTCCGCAATATCGCCAATTACTTTGCGCTGTAACACTAGGACGTTAGTGTCCGAAAAGTTCTCGTCAACAATGAAGCTCATACCTAAGAAGTCACCTAAGTAGCCACGTAACAGAGCAACGTCCGTGTTGTTTTGGCGCAAAGCGTCACGAACATCTTTGTTTTTCAACAACATAGCCTCAACTCGAGGGTTAATAACAACCGTGTCAGCCGTATAACCAAAGTCTCTGACAGCTGTTTTAGCGTCAATCAACTCTTTAATCATGTTCTCTGCCGTGTCCCAGCCACCAGAAGTTAGAGTTTGAATGCCAGCTTGCTCGTTCGTAGCCACTTTGTAAGACATGGAATCAACCATTTTGCGGACGTTCATAGCTAACTTGCGGTAAGCTCGTTCAATTTGTCCGTCAGTACCGTACCGTTGCATTTCATAAGTAATTGGTACCTCTAAGCCATACTTCTTAATGAGGGCAGTTTTTTGTTCTTCCGTCAAACCAATACGTTTATAGTTCGAGCCTTCACCAACTTCTGGTACTTCATCGTAGTTTTGACGACCATTAGTGTCTGCGTCAGCGTCCACCATGTATTTAATCGCTAAAGCGTTCACGCTCGTTTGAGTAAAAAGTTGGTCTGCAACGAATTGGTGTCCAATCAAGTCACGAATACGTCTGTCAACGAACTCTCGCTTTAATAAAGGGTGTTGACCTAATACAAAATCAGCCATGTACTTCTACCTCCTTTGGTCAATTATTTCAAGTAAGCAATCACAAAGTCTCCGTCAGCGCTTGCTGTCGTTAGTGCTTTTGCAATCACTGCTCCTGTGTTTGTTGTACCGTCTCGGTGAATGAATTTGCCATTTGCTCCAACTTGAATGTCGCCACCAGCTGGAATTGCGCCTCCTGCTGTCAAGTAAACAATTGGCTTATTCATTACAACCGTTACAATGTCTCCGTCATCACCTTTGTAGCCTTCGTTTACTCCGTCTTTAGCAACGCTACCAGCATAAACAATTCCAATAGCTTCCTCGCCTTCGTTAGCCAAGCCAACTGTCATGTCGCCACGAATGGCAACTGGTTGACCAATGAAAAGCGTTTCGTCAGCTTGCACTTTGAAAGTATGAAACGCTCCTGCTTGAATGTGGTATTCTACCTTATTGCGAGCCATTTAGCTTCAACCTCCTTGTCTCAGTAATTACAGAGTACGACCGTATTTTTTGACATACTCCTCATAGAATTTTTCAAAGTCATCTTGAGCTTGGTCTTTTTCTTGCTCTTTCTCTGGTTGTTGGACTTCGCCTTGCTCAGAAAGGTCAACTTTTTGGAAGTTTTTCATAAACTCATCGAATAAACCCATTTGCTCCTCGTTGAATGTTTTCAAGAGTTTTTCAAGAGCGTCAACTTGTGCTGGGACAATTTTGTTTTCCTCTTGGAAAGCCTCAATTTTCGCTTTCACTTGAGACTCGCTGAATTGTTGCTGAACTTTTTCAAGAGCTTCCAAGCGTTTTGTTAGTTCAGCATACTCTGCATGAATCTCTTGCTCAATCTCCTTGCGAATTTCCGCTCTCAATTCGCTAAGATTGACAGCTTTTTCTTTATCAGCCATCTTTCCAACCTCCTTGTTTTCCTCGTATGTGGAAATATATCCATTCTCGCTAAACAACCGAGCTGTCTTTACTTGAGGGAAAGCCACTAGCGAGACCTCGCGCAACTTGTAAGGCTTGAATCCCTCCTCAGTGTGCTTCAAGTAGAATGAAATAGACAGCTTTTTCATTAGGTTCTTTCTAATGCGCTCCTTGGCAAAGTCATCAATAATGCGTAAAACTCCTAAGAGTTTTCCGTCCTTCACTTCAACGCTTTCCAAATAGCCGACTGTATCTTTGGCACTTTCTGAGTGGTCTATCTGAATTGGTACCTCATCGCTAGGGTCAAAGTTATTGGCTAACTCCTCAAGGTCTTGCTCGGTATATTCAACTCCTCGGTGTACTCCAACGGAGAACAACTCAGCCATTTTGAGCATATCTTCATCTTGCTCATTGGCTACTGTCTCAGTAAATTTGCCAATGTAATATAATTTCTCATTCAAGCAAGTTACCTCCTCAGAGTTAGACATTTTCTCGCCAGCCATTCGTAAGAGCGACTCTGGAGGTTCCATGTCGAGCGCTCTGTAATGGCGCAACAAATGTCTTGCGGCTTTTCGTTTTTGCTCAGCTGTCAAGTTTGGCTCTGAGCGAGCACCAGCGAGAGCCGCAACAGCCGCAACGAGACCATTTTTATTCAACACTAAAGTGTCTCCTTGTATCTCATGGTGTGGAGCCCAACAATCAGCTTGTGTCAAGTCAGCATTGATAGGAGCCTTAACAACTGCGTACATTTCACGTACTGCCTCGGTAGCGCCTTGTTCTCCGTTCTCAAGCGCTTGTTTCAATCTGCGCCATATAGAAGATTTGTCGACGCTACTCCAGTCCTTTTCGCTGACTTTACCCTTGGCAATCTTTAGCGCCACTTGTTTCACCTCCTCGAGGTGTAACCCCAGTATTACCCCTCTATTTCCCCTCTCACTAAATATATATCAGAGGGTGGTTACACTTTTGGAGCCATTTTAGGAGAATAATACTACTTAGGGGAGAAAAAAAAATTTTTTTTCTCCTCGAGGTAGTTGACTTTTATTTAGTATTATTATAATATTATTACAGTAATACTTATTAGAGTAACTAATTAGGGTAAACTCTTTAGTGTAAACATAAACAAAAACATAAATAAAACCCACGAGATAGTAAAAAATCAATAAAAAACTCTTTAGAGTAAACCTAATTAGGTTCACTCTTTAGTGTAAAACACAATAAAACACCACTCACGAGGTGAAAAAAAAAGCATAAAATACTCTTGACAATCCCCTCGAGGTGGTGTATTATTATAGTGTGACCCCTCTATTACTCCAAAATTGGAGCGTCTTTGTTCTCTTTATCCCTTGAAGTAGGGAGAGGAGGGTACTCCTCGAGCTCAATTTTAAGCTCTGGCACCCTGTTTTTAATCTCCTCGAGGTACAAATAAGCCTCAAACTCACTGCGAGACGGTCTGACCTCTCTAATTTTCTTCTTCAAAGGGTCATAAGTCTCAATTTTCGCTTTACGAAAAAGCATTTCTATGCGTTTATCAGTCGTTTTTATGCTGAAAGAGGGAGCAAACCATATTTCAACTGGCACTCCCCCAAAGGTAAACTTCAACATGCTTAGAACAACCCCCTCAAAATAGCGTATGTGAGCAAGAAATGCTCTTTGTCATCTTGGTAGAACTTCTCTGGGTTCTCATAAAGGGCTTGAATCCCCATAGAGAGCACCTCTTGACCCATAAACTCACGAGTTGCATACTTAGAACTTTCATATCTCCGCTCCCATCCATAAACTCGACCAACATAAGGGTTGTAGAAGTTGTCTCTCTTGGTTTTTTCGCCTTGGTAGAGTGTAATTTTATCGTTTTTCGTCCGTTGTTGGTAGAACTCATTTATGAGGTCTGCAACTGCTTTGTTATTCCAGTGGAAAACGTGTCCTACTTCGTGAACAACAACTCCAGCCTCTTTCTCAATCGCCCCAAAGTAAACCTCTCCGCTTGCTCCAGTAGCGTATGCTCGGTAGAGGTCATATTGGAATCTTACCTTTATGCCAGTTTTAGGAGCAAGTTTAGGGTCAACATACTTGAGGAGCCATGCTTGAGCCTCTTTGAGGGCTTGCTGTAAGCCAGTAGCATTTCTAAAGTTAGCCGTCCGAGGTGGCATTTTCATAGTAAGCAACTTCTTGGACTCCTCGGTTTGTTCAACTGGCTTGAGTCCGTTCCAAGTCATTTTGTAGCGAGCTTGTGAAATACCCTGTTTTAGTTTTGCTATGAGGTCAGCATACTCTGGTTTTGAGCCATACTCCTTGGCAAACTCCTCAATGACCTCTCGGAGAGCTTCGTTGCCATAGTTGTCGCCAGCGTCATAGAGTTTTCTTACTAGCTCCTCGACTGTTTCCCTCATTTCTGGAGTCATATAGAACTTGTAGAGAGTGTCAAACATTTCAAAGCTACCCTCTAGCTCATCGCTATTATAACCCCAGTAAGTAAAGAGAGCGTCAACAACCTCCTCTTTGAGCCCTGTTTCTCTGACGAGCATTTTCTCAGCCCGTTCCTTAACGAGAGCCAGCTTGAGAGCTATGTCTTTAATGTTACCAATAGCAACCTTGAAGTCATCGCCTGGCAAGTTGCGAATAACGTCTGGGTCAGTGACTTCTCGAGGGTCAATTTTCTTCTTAGGTTGCACTAGAGGCTCTGTTTTTCCTTGGAGGAGTTTAGGGAGGGGAGCCTTGAATGTAAAGCCCTTTTCTGGCTCTATGTCAGTAGGGAAGTCATCTTCCCATTCTTCATGCTTCGTGACTGGCAACCAAGTAGAGCGACATTGAAAGTGGTTTGGTGGAGTATATTCTGCTATAACGTCAGCTCGCTTAATGCTTACAATCTTTCCGTCAAGGTGTCTGCATAGCTCGGTTGTGCGTCTGTCAATAATAGCGTCATATTGGAGAGCCTCAACAAAGCCATTAACCTCAGGGTCAAGCCAGCGAGCCAGTCTCCCAGCATTATACATTTTGCCAGTTTCCGTCCGAGCAATCGTTTGAGCATGCCACTCGCTGAGCCAAGTCTCTGAGGTTCTTTGAATGTTTTCAATAAGCTCCTTAGTGCTAATGCCTTCCTCGAGACCTTTGCGGAGTTCTTCTCTAATGCGGTTAAGGACAGTCTCGTCAGTAATGACGCTAATTTCAAGGCTGTATTTGTCGAGAAACTCACGAGCTTCTTGAGGGAAAATAACATCATAGTCATAGCCTTCGTCAACGACTGTCCAAGTGTCCTCAGCAAACTCATAGAGCTCTTTGAGCCTCATAAGCTCAAAGTGAGCTCTGAGAATGCCAGCCTCCGTTGCGGAGTAAATGAGCTTGCGAATGAGTTTGCGCCATTCTTTCTGGCTTGGCATTTGAATGCTTTTGAGAATGCCCTCAACTTCGTCCTTATCTCCATTTTCATAAGCTCGCTGGAGTTCGTCAAGTATCTTCTCGACACGCTCCACGAGTTGAGCTCTCCGCTTAGTGTCTAACCTCCGAGCCCCCTTAATAAACTCGTCCTCCAGACGGTCAAAGTCTCGTTGTATGAGTTGAACATCAGCTCGTCTCCGTCTCTCAGCAAAGGAGAGATACTTACGAGGTAGGAGCTCGGAGGCTTTTACTTTCCCTCCGAGTTCTCCCCCTCTTGAGGTTGCTCCTCTGGTTGTTCTTCCTCGTCTGGTTGTTCTCCTTCGAGTTTTCGAGGGGCAACAGGGAAACCAAGCTCCTCACGAATCCACTCCTCAGTTGGAGCAATAACTTGAGCTTGAATCATCATGTTGAACACACGAGCCATTTTCTCAATGTCCTCATTGGCAAGTGGTTTGAAGTTGAAAGCAGGGTATGCTTTAACGTTCGGAAAGTTTAAGTCAATGAGAGGGCGAATAATTTCCTCCTCAATGAGGCTCTTGAGGTCACGTTGGAGGGCTTCCAAGCGAATCATGAAAATGTCAAACTGGTTCCCAGTGAGGGCATAAGAGCCAGACTGCCCACGAGAGAGACCCAGAAGCATTGGAGGGACTAACATAGCCTCCATAATTTTGCGGTCATGGTGTTCAATGTAGCCAATAAAGTCAGCATTTGAGCCTTGAATCGCTTTAATGTCGTCTCCCCCAGAGATAGCCAAGCCAGTCATGGCATTAATCTTCTCGAGGAGCTTTGTCATTTTGTTCACGTCTCGAGCGTCTTGGACTTTCCCAATGAGTAACGGAGTTCCATAACGCTCATATGCTATGTTTGCGAAACGGTACATTTTGTCTTTAATGTACCAGTGTTTATAAACGTTGCGGAGAATAGAGTTGCCATATAAGTTCCCAAAGCGTTTGTCATATGCGTACCAAATAATTTTATTACGAGGAATCTTAATCTCTTTAGAGCCAACTCGCTGAATGACATACTCAATGTCACCAAACTTGTTAGTTTTGACGGAAATCGTATGAGGGTCAAGGACTTTGAGCTTTTTAAGCATAATTTTTCCGTCTTTGTACTCAAAGACCTTCTCTGTGCAAGAGAAGCCATACTCTAGGGCTGAAAGCATTTCAGCAATTGTGTCCTCGAGGTTGCCTTGAAGCATTTCAAAGTTTTGGTTAATGAAGTCAGCATATTTTCTCGTCTCTGGGTCGTCCCCTGTAACAGTGAAGCCTCGAGATGTCGCTGAAAGCTTAATCATATCAAGCCCAGCTTTGACTTGACCGTCCTTGAGCATTTTGTCGTAAACCTCAAAAGTGAAGTCGCTAGGGTTGAAATCTTCTTGGTCTGGGCGCTCATAAGTGTCGTCCTTGTAAATACCTACCTCACCAAAAAGCTCTCTAGCGACCTCGAGAAGTTCTTGTTCCTTTTGAGCGTATGTGCTCCAAGGTAAGCGTTGACGAATTTTATCAAATAAACCCATTGGCTTTCCCTCCATTGTCAAAAGTTTTTATTTTACCAGTCATTCTCGCTAGGTAGCTCGTCAATGTCGTCAAAAATGCGGCTATTAAAGTCCTCACGTTCGACTCCAGCCCACTCAAAACGGTTTTCGACCTCGTAGAGTCCTTCTCTCACGTAGTTCAAGCTGTGGAATGCGTCATCTGGGGTAGTGTGGTCGTAAAGTTTGCGACCTGTGGAGGTTGTAGACTCGGAGAATTTCAACTCGAGGGCTGTATAGTGGTCAAAGAATGGTTCAACTTTTTCTGGTTCCTTGTAAGGAATGACAATCTCTCTGCGCTTAAACATCTCAATGAGGCAGTCCATGGAGTAAGTACGGTCAACTTGGAGAGTGTATTCTCCCTTGTATTCACGCTTCTTAGGGTCAGTTTGGTAAGTGACATATCTGCAAGCTATTGCCATTCGTCCAAAAATCTCAAAGAGCTTTTGAGCTTCATAGGAGCCATAACCAATGTCTCCAACAATCTTCTCAACGTTGAAACGGTCAGCGAGTTTGACAATGTGAGCAACAAGCTCCTCATGGTTGTCAATCTTGCAGTTTTCAATGTAGTCGATAACGAGCTTGCGCTTGCCACCAATAACTTCTCGGTGTCCAATGTGAATAATCGTTTTCGACTTGCCTCCAGAGCCATAGTCAATACCCATGACAGTTGGAATGGTCGAGCTAGTTTTGAGAGCAAGGTTTCTGTCTGTGCAAGCGAGAACGTCCTCAATGGAGACTGGTTGCTCGCTACCAGAGTAGAACTCACCAAGTACCTCATTGGCGAATGTCATAGCGTCCATGGTCATATAATCTCGCCATATTTGATTGGCTGAAATCCATGGCATGTTGAGCTGGGAGAATAAATAGCCAGAGTAGAACTTGTTTTGTGGTTTCGTTGGCACCCATCTTCCGTTAGTTCTATCCAGCTCGCCTCCACATTCGAGACAGCCAAAGTATCTGCGCTCTTTGTCGGTTCCTTCGTTCTCAACCATGATGTTGTTCATGGAGAGAAACTGCTCGTGACCACAATGAACACAAGTGACTTGCCACTTCTTTTGGTCTGACTGTCCCCAGAGCACTCTGTGGTAGTAGGAGCCAGCTTGTTTAGGTGTCCCTGTGTAGAAACAGCGTCCATTAATCTCGAGTTCGTTATCTCTTATCTCCGAGTGGGAGACAGACTTCTCAATAGCTTCAATCGCTGTTTGAGTTATATCTTGCACCTCGTCAAAGAACACCATATCTCCAGAGATACCTCGGAGAGCGTCTCCATCAGACCATGCTGAGCCAAAGTAGACAATACTCGAGTTGGAGAAGCCAATGGCTGTTTTAGCGTCACGCTTCTTGTCAACGGAGTGCTCGAGTAATTTTCCTTTGGACTCTGCTATGGCTTTTCTAAAGCGGTCATTCACAAAGCGAGTGACTTGCTCATTACGAGGAGCTGTGTAGGTTATTGTTGTGTGGGGTCTTGTGTAGAGGTGATAGAGGAGCTTTCTGCAAACCGTCTCGGACTTTTCAACTTGTCGTCCTGCAACGATAACTATGCGAGGGTGAGGGTCTCGGTAAACATCGAGTAAGTGGTTTCTCCCTTCAAAGCTAAAAGGTTTCCCTTTGATTGTTCCCGTGATAGTGGTGAACTCAATAGGGTCTTGGAGTTTGCGTTTTAACTCGTTGAGTTGACTGATTGGTAGCACATTTTCACCTCCAGAGGGGGAATTTGTGAGGGAAGGCTGGTGAGGAGAGCACCTCGTGAGGGGAAAATTCCTTAAAGGAAAATATTATTTGTAAAAATGTCACAATGTGTGTGTGAAAGACCCCCCACCCCTCAGAATTTTCGAGGCTCTTGCGAGCCAGCCCTCGAGAGTGACCTCCTCGAGCAAGCTCGCCAGTGTGAGCCCCTCAGAGCCTCGAGAAAGGGGCTTTAAGGTGAGGGGTATTATCGTATTGCCCTCCTCAGTAGCACCTCAGAATGACCCATTAGAGAGCCTCAGAGGGCGCTCCTCAGTGAGTCCATGGTCATTCCTCAGTGTTGTTTGTGTGCTCAATACTATCTGCTCTGCGCTCTCCTTCCAGTTCTTGTGGAGTTTGCTCAATAGTTTTGCGCTCTGGAGCTGGAGCTTGAGAGAGGAGCACTGCAAGGTCAATCATAGCTGTGTTGTCCTTGTTATCCTTGCTCTCTTTGAAGCGTCTGTCAAGAGCTAGAGCTTGCATGTAGCGGAGAAACTTGGAATCATAGTCGTTGTAGCTTTGACTCTCGTCAACTATCTCGTATGCTTCTGCAATCTCTTTGCGCTGGTTGAGAATGAAGTTGCGGAGGGCTCTGTCTAGGAGGAGGACGTTAGCAGGGTCGAGGTCGAGCACCTCAATGTAGTGGTTCATCATCATCGTGTAGAACTCGAGCTCCTCTTGAGTCATGACAAAGCGAGCGTATAGACCATGTACGAGTCTAGCTCGAGGGTTTAGCTTGGAGAGAGCTTTTTTGCGTCCCTCCTCAGTGACAGCTCCAGTAGAGTTACCTCCATGAGCTAAACATCTGCCATTAGTGGAGCCATCTTCTTTGACATATGGAGGGTTTGTGCAAATCTTTCCTGTGCTTCTGTCGATAGCTCCGCAAATAACGTCAATCTTTTTGAGTTGCTTTCTCAAGGCTTCTGCTCGCTTCTTTCTGCTTTTGGTGTATTTCATGTTATTAATTTCATCGACTTCCTTCAAAATTTTCGTTCTCAGTTGTTTTGCAACTTCAAGGTCTTTGTTGCTCATTGAGTGAATCACCTCGCAAGTGAAAATTTTTCTCAGTGCTGGACTCTACATGAGGGCAAGTCGCCTCGTCGAGGGGAGGGTTAAACAGAGAAGCAACTCAAATAAACACCTCGAGAGACCTCGAGAGACAAGACCTCTCAAGCAATCACCCCACGAGACGGAAAACTACTCAAATTCCACCTCGCGAGGCAAATTTCAACCAAAAATTTTAGAGTTGACTCACGACAATAAAGTAATGGTTGAACTCCCTCAGAGAGAGTCTTATTGTCATCCCATAGTGGTTAATCACTTCCACGCTATCACCACTGACAGTAGCTCTATAAAGGTCTCCCTTACGAAAGACATGTTTACCATCTTGCACCTTGTACCTTAAACACCTCACGAGTATCACGTCTATGACCTCCATACTCAAACAAGCTAATATAGTTCACATGCTGACAGTCTTGGCACAATACCACGAGTTGAATCTCCCCTCTAACATACAACTCAGAGCTTTGCTGTATGGTGAGGAGCACTTTATGGCATTTCTCACACTGAATCATTTTCGTCGCCTCCGTTCAAGCTCACGTTGTGCCACCTCGAGGAGAACAAACAATATCGAGGGGTCTCTAAGAATGAGCTCACGTTCTTCCTTCTCGTAGAGGATAAAAGCGTAATCTTTGCCATAATACTTCCTAAAGAGCTTTATTCTTCTCAGGCTTCGCTTATCCATATAGCCCTTAACTTCAATCCAACAGTTAAACTCTGGGAGGTAGAAGTCTGGGAGATAGCTTTCTCGTTCAGCTCGAAAGTGAAATCTCTTTGGTTCATAAAGAAACTCAATACCCAACTCAGCGAGAAGCTCAGTAAGTTCCACCTCCCAGTTGCTCCGAAAGCCACGCTTGAGTTTTTCACTGTAAAACTTAAACTGGCTCGGTCGTTGTTTTTTGAGATACTCAAGAGCTTCCTCTCGAGAGTTAAACAATCTATAGTCAACTCTCCACTTATCACCCTCTCGAGTGATACGGTGTAGAAGGCTTATCAATGTGCTTCGACTCCTGCTGTCTAACAGCTTGTAGTTTTACTCCAGTAATAACCACCTCGCCAGTGAAACTGTCCTAGCTTATCCGACTCGTGTAATTACTTTCCTAGGGTTTAAACACTGGGAGAGGTTACTACTCAGAGGTAATTATTTTAGTTCTATCTCGGTTATGTTTTTATTTTTATTTATGTTTCTTAGAGGGTAACTATTTAGTTTACTCTTATTAGTTCTACTCAGTAAGTTTATTTATTTATGTTTTTGTTTTTATTTACTGAGTTAGTAACTATTTAGTGCACTCTTATTAGTTTATTTATTTATATTTATTTATTTATAAACTATTTAGTGAGCTAATATAGTATTACTTTCTTAGTTACCCTCTAAAGTTCTTCTCACTAAATATATATCAGTAGGAGGTTACACTTTTAGTCCACTTTTGAGTCGTTTTTCAGTATTTGTAACAAAAATGTAAAATAAAAAGGGCTCCCTTGCGAGGAGCCCACTGAGTTAGATTAACTCTCTGCCTTGTCGGTCTGGAATGAGTTCTTCGTGAGGGTTAATTATTTTTCCCTCTCGAGCGTCACGAATGATACTGTCAAGCATTCTTATAGCACACTCACATAGTTCTCTGTCTCTGTCTGACTTTGCGTCAACCAATAACTTTGTTATTGTCATTTTGCGAGCCTCTAAGTATTCAATGAGTTTATCGACCATTTTTCTCACCTCGAGCTAGATATAAATTATCTAATACTCTGTTACACTCTGCAATAATCGCCTTGAGTTGCTGGCGCTCTTTCTCGTAGCCTTCAACTCCAGTGATAATAAACTTAATCGCTGAGGCTTCTGCCCTCAAGAGGCGAACGTCAAAGATTTTTTCGTCAATCGGTAGGGAAGGCTCGAGATTGACAAGTTCGTCTTGCAAAGACTCAATTGTGACTTGAATTTTTTCTCTGATAGCGTTCATTTTATCAACTCCCTTTCAAGTTTATTTCCTTGGTTACACTTAAATAATACTACAGTAATACCAAAAAGTCAATACAAAAAGCTGGACTTTTTCAGTCCAGCCTTACAGTTGCAACATATTTGTTGGTATCAAACTCTCTCACAGTGTAGTACGTTGGAATGACACCAAGAAAGCCTGTAACCTCTTGGTCATATCTTGCGAGTTGGTCAATGCTTGGAATAACAAGACAAACCTTTTTTCGTTTGTATGTTACTATCGTGAGGGAGTCAACCTTTGGGCTTTCTACTAGAACACGTTGCATTAATTCCTCTTGTGTGTTCCAAGGACATAGTTTGTACTCTTTAGTGTGTTTATCACTGAGAACTTTCTTTTTGAACTCGCTGAATGTCATTGTTTTCATAGCTTACAACCTCCAACCTTGTTTTTGGAAGGGCTGGCTTAGTACCAGCCCAGTCTTACTGTAGTCATACTCACAGGTAATAAACACCGTCTTTCCCGAGGTGAACGACTTTCGAGCTTTCAACTGGCTCGCCAGTTTCAACGTTGTAGAAGTAACCAGCTTTGTAAGGGTTGTATGTGACTTTCTTGAATAGCGTTTCAACTGGATAGGTGAGAGCAAAGGTTCCAACTACATAAGCGTGAACGTTTTTGCGTTTCTCTCTGAGAACTCGCTGGCGACCTTTTTCGCTGACCTTAAAGGTTGCGTCTCTGAGGAGCACCTCGTCAGCGTATGCCACCACTCGCCCTGTCTTAGCGTCAACGATGGAGTAGCATTTCTTGTGAAGATTTTTGTAGACCTTGACTCGTTGACCTATTTTGATTTCGCCTTTGAAGATGAACATTTCTCACCAACTCCCTTTTTAGTGTTTTCCCTTGGTTACACCTTAATAATACCATGGTAATACCGAGGTGTCAATACCTTTTTGTCATTTTGCGAGAATGCCCCTCAGAACCTCAGAAATGCCCCAATTTGAGTTTGGGGGTGTTATCATACTAGCCACCCCTCAAACGAGGCTCAGAGACCCCTTCTCGGGGCTCAGAGAGCGTGTTTAATTCCAGAGTAATGCTCCAGTAATAAAAAAGAGCCCACGAAGGGCTCAAAAGGGTAGGGGAGAGGGTTATTTGCGCCTCGAGTTGACTCCAAAGCTCCAGAGCTTATTGACGGTTTTTACCCAGAAGTCCTCCACGGAAATGCCACATTTTACACAACGTCTATAGGTGGACTGGAAAGGGAAGAAGCGTAGCTTGCGAAACATCTTGAAATATGTCCACTCGCCACAATAAGGACACCAGAGTTGACCTTTGCGCTTTTTCTTTGTGCTGTCTACATGTAAGTGTAGTTTATTCAATGACTTCAACCTCCTCAAAGTTGAATCGTTTTATTTTGTGACCATCTTGGTCTGGCTCATCGAGTTCAACTTGAATAGGGTAGAGGTGTGGAGCATGGATAAGGGTGGGGTCGATATAAACGACCTTCCCAGTTCCACTAAACAGGAAGGACTTGCATTTCACACGATAGCCAACTTTAAGCACTGTGAAACACCTCCATGATGTCATCTTTGAAGCTGTAAGCCTCAATAACGAGGTTTTGGTGTTTATTACCGACCCAGTTGAGCCAAACAGTGACGATTTTTATGTTAGTGAGGTCAAAAACAGCACAAACCTCATAACCTTTGCGAGGAATATTACTTCTCAAGAGAATGCGGTTTGTTCCGCTTTTGCGGTGGTACTCAATGAGTGAAGGGTTTTTCCAGAGGGTTAAGAAATGGACTGGGTCAATTCCTCTTTGCTTGAAGCGTTTAAGGGAGTAGTCGGTAAAGCTCCACTCTTGAAGGGGAATTTTGAAAAACTCTCTTAAAAGAAACTCCCTTTCGAGCTCGGTCATTTGAGAAAAATGTTTTTTTGCCTTCCATCATGGTTTTCACCCCTTTATATTAATATAGTTTTACTGCGGTAATACTGACAGGGATAAAAAATTAACTGTTATACTCTTTTTGCGAGAGCTGTTATAGTCTGCGCTAACTCGCTCAAGCATTTCCTCGAGATAGTCTAGCTCACACTCCATGCTCTGGCGGCGGTATGAGTTCATTCTCGCTGGGTTGTCGCAACGTTTGAAAAAGCCATAGTCAACTACATAGACCCCTTGAGGGCAAACCATAACGTTGCCAGCATGGAGGTCGTTTGGAATCCAGCCTCGCTCGAGACAGCCAGCAACAAACTCTTTGAATTGTTGTTTTAGCTCCTCGTAGTTAAACTGGTAAGGGTTGCTGTTGAGTCCGAGCTCACACAATGTTAAACCTTTAATACGTTGAATAATTAAGTATTTTCCATCTGGAGTGTAAGCGTAAAGAGTAGGGACGAAAGGTAAACCTTGCAAACTTTCAAGGACAATGTGGTCATTTACATATTTGAGTGAGTAAACTAGGTCATTAACTTTGAGAACTAGTTCCTCATTGATTGCGTAAACTGTGCCACAAGTTCCTTGAGCCAGCTCGTCATAATAGTTGTCAATGCTGTCCAGTCCCTTTTCAGCCTTGCGAATCACCTCCACAATGCTTTCAAATAGTTCCTCGCCGAGAGGGTTGACAATTTTCATTCTCATTGTTTTCAACCTCCTTGACCTCTTGGTAAGACCATTATAATACTCTGGTAATACCAAAGTCAAGGGGCAATTAACAAAAAAAAAACGAGGGAGGTTTTAAGCATTCCTCCCTCAAGTCTTATTCTTCATCTTTTGTATTTTCTTTGAACAACTCGGATATTTTTTCAATCTCTTTGAGGTCTACTTTGTGACCATTTTCCATGTCACGTTGAATTAATCTCTTTACATAAGTGGAAAAGTATTTGTGTTTATTAGCGTATTGATACAAAGCATACTCCATAGGGTCAGCAATATTGAATGCAACCGACTTGACTTTTTTCATGATTTTTACACCCTCCATACTTATTGTTTTTTTTATTTTACCATTATTTTTGGCTTTTGTTGACTACACTTTTATTGTAATATTACTGAGGTAGCTTGTCAATACCTCATTAATACTATGGACATACTTTTTTTTAATACAAACCTTTGAGAGGGTCGTGTTCGTCGATTGCGTCCTTGAGTTCATGCTGAAAGTATCCAACATACTGCTTAGTGACCTCAATCTTGGAATGTCTGGCGAGAAGTTGGACTTCTCGGAGGTTTGCATTGTTTTTGAGTAAGTTCTTAATAAATACGTTTCTCATAGAGTGAGCACAAAATGTTCCTTCTATGCCAGCTCGCTCTCTGAGACGTTGAAACATAAGTCTTATGCCATTTCTAGTGAGTCGTTCACCTTCTCGAGTACAAAACAATGGTTTTGGACGCTCTCTAAAGTGTCTGTCAACATAAGCCTGCCACGAGGAGAGCTCCCTCTTGACCGTCTCGCTCATTGGGACACTCGAGAGTTTTCTGTTTTTTGTCTTACGGAGAATAATGAGTGACTCGTCCCAGTCAATATCCTCCCAGTTGAGAGCGCAAAGCTCCCCAGCTCGCAAGCCAGTTCCTATAAGGAATATAATAATTGTGTGGTTTCTTATAGCATAGAAGCTATCCTCACGTCTTTTCATGCGTCTTAAATAGGAGAGGGCTTTGCGAATATCCCCCTCTTTAACTATACGAGGGCTTTCATCAACTCTTAGAGCCTTAACGTTCCTGCAACAATATTCCTCTGTAATTCCTTCCTCATGGAGCCACTTCCCAAAGGCTCTCAGGAGCTTGAGTTTGCCATTAATCGTTACAGGGTTGTTTCCTCGTTCTTCGCACCATTTGAGGTAGCCCTTAATGACTCGAGGGTTGAGTTGGTCTGTTCTTTCAATACCCATTTCTTGGAGATACTTGGAGAAAGTTCCCCACAGTGAGTCATAGCTTCTGAGGGAATTAGGGGTAAGTCCTTCCAGTTTTTTGTCAGCAAGCATTTCTTTCCATGCGAGTTCGATGAGCATAAAAAATGACCTCCTAGCCGAGATTTTTCTTCCCAGCTATGAGGTCTGTTTCTCGCTCGGGGTAGCTCTGTCAGTGAGCTCTGTGCACTTTTTAGCCAAAAACGTTGCAACCAAGGGAATTTTGGCACTAGAAAGGGAATTGACTCCTGCCAGCACGACGCTCTCCCACGCTTGTCAGTTACACTGCCCAAAATCCTTGAAAAACAGCTTCGTGTTCTATTCAAGCAAAAGTATAGCAAATAGCATTTATTATGTGAATATGACGGTGAATCCAAGAAATGATTTTTATAAAAGGATAGGGTAAAATGACGAATGGGAGTGCATTTTGTAGTTGATATTTTTCTGTTTTTTATGATAATATAAGTAGTGTCCATAATGAAAAGTGTCATAAGAATGGGGCATTAGTTCAGTGGGAGAACGCTTCGCTGGCAGCGAAGAGGTCATCGGTTCGAATCCGATATGCTCCATATACATACTAGCAAAAGCGACAGTGATGTCGCTTTTTTTTATTTTTTCACTTTGTTGTTAACGTATAATGTTGATTTTTTAATTAACGGGCAGGAATGTGGAAGAAGGACATTGTATAAATATAGTGGAATTTATTAGTAAGTTTGGGAGGGGGACAATTCATGGAGTTTTTTAAAAACGTTAAGTGGTTTTTTGAAGAAATGCATGAGGTAAATAAAGAATTTGTGTCTGGTGTAAGGCAAGATATGAAGAAATTTGGAACAGACATGAAAGATATTGTAAAAGAACATAATCCTACTGTGGGTAAAGCGGTTGAAGGAGCAGACAGACTTGCTCAAGCTATTGGTAACTTTACAAAGTCCAATCCTACTATCTTCGAACCTCCTATCTTCGAATCAAAAAATACAATAGTGCCAGATATGAAATCTATACTTCGAGAATCAAAAGAATGGAAAGAATTAAAAAGAGGTTCTGAGTTAGAGTTGGCTGATCACTTAATAGCTAAACGAATAGAGTATGGAATAGGCTATACTCATCATGGTCTGTATATTGGTAACAATCAGGTAATTCATTATTCAGAAGGTGAAGTAAGGATAGATAGCTTAGAAGATTTTAAAAAAGATTGTGAAATGGGAGTTGTTGATAGCGTGGCTACCTACTCTAAAGAAGAGATTATCAGTAGAGCATATTCTAGGTTAGGTGAAAAAAGATATAATTTGGTTTTTAATAATTGTGAACATTTCGTAAACTGGTGTAGAAGTGGTGGTAAGATGACGGACAGTATATAAGGAATTTTTGTTCAAAATAGAGCTTGGATGATACTGTATAATAAGATTAGGTGAAAGCCATTCTTTCGGGGATGGTTTTTATTTTATGTTTTAGGGGAGTGTGAGATAAAAAAGAAAAAAAGAGTTAAGTATTTTTAGAAGGTAATTTATTCGTCATAAATTTTAAAAATACTAGAAAAATATCACATTTAAGAAATATTTATTAACCTACTTCATATTTACTGCTAAACGAAGCTATTATAAAGCAAATGAGTGATTCCGTTGCTGAAGAGTATGGTGTTTTAGAGAAATTAGAAAGTTATATGGATGATGCGGTTGATCATGCACTTAACTAACTTTTAAGGGATGGATTTGAACGAAATAGGAGAGATTATCTCGGATAGTTAAGTAGTCATAAATTTAATAAACGTCTAGAAACAACTGAATTTTAAGAGTTGAATGGAAACCTAATTCATAATAATTACAACCGATTATGCGTAGTTGATTTTTAATAAGAGAGGAGGCGGTTCACCTTGAAGCCAAATCAAAAAGACTCAGTTGTTTCTACAAACACTCAGGTTCACATGACATCAGTTTATACGAGGAATAAGGGTACAAATAAGAGTGTAAAACGATCGTTTAGTCTTGTGATAAGTAATTTATTAATCAGCACTGTTTTAATGGGAGCGTTAGGCTTCAGTGGAGGTACGGTTGAGGCGGCTTCGTCTACTCAAACACCAACACAAGTAGCACAAGTGACTCAAAAATATCAAGATGATGCTACACTTTTAGCAAATGTAAATTTAGCACTAGATGTTTTAAAGAAAAACGGTTTGACTTTAGCAACATTATCATTGTTACATTCTAGTTTGAAGGATATAGAGAATAAGATAAATGCAAATCAGTTTACTTCAACCAATAATTTATATAAAACACTTGTGTTAGCGGAATCAACATTATCTGGACTTTCGCATAATATCACGTTGGATGTTAGGAATGAATATGTAGAATCGCTTACGGTTGTAAAGAGGTTAACACCAATATCGGTGTATATAGATGGAGTACCGCAGTTTTATAAGCAACAGCCGATAGAGCAAAAAGGCATAGTATTCGTTCCACTTAGAGATATTTATGAAAAGTTAGGGGCGAAAGTAACATCTGACACAAAGACGAACACGGTAATCATAACTAAAGGGAATACAGTGATTAAATTACCGAGAGGGAAAGATTTTGCATATGTAAATGGAAAGTCGGTAAAGTTATCGGCAAAGATGTTTATAAAGAACGGGGTAACAATGATACCAGTTGATTTCTTGAAGGTGTCGTTAGGTTCTTCGGTAGAGTGGTTATCTGTACCGAAGGTAGTGGTGATCACGAGTAAAGCGCAGACGGTGAACGGGATAAAGGTATTGTACGGTGGTCACACATATGCTAGTAGGAATCAAAAAGAGTATGATACAGTGATGAAAATAGTAAGAGAGCATATATCAAAGGAGTACGACAAGCTTGTTTTTGGCGAATCGAGGAACAAGTATTATTTAGAGTATTTAGATGGAGCTAGATTTAATGGTGACAAGAGAGACCGTTCAGAGCGAAATGTAGGATTGTATTTAGCACAAGGCAGTATAGGAGATTTAGTTAGTGCAGGTGTAAGTAAAGAAGGGGTAATCAGGGCATGGAAGACTGGATTTTTAGCAGGTACATTAGCAAGTGGTACAGTTGACCCAGGCGATGGGAAACCTCGTTCAGCCTATGACAATTTAGTTCGCAGAGTAAGTGATTGTGATGCAGATGCGCAAGTATATTCGGCAGTATGGGATGCGATGGGATATAACACATTAATTATTGCAGGTTCAGGTCATGCAGATATGTTAGTACAGATTGAGGGACATTGGTTCAAACCGGGCGCAGGTTCTTTCATGCGTGTAGACCTCAATAGTTCTTTAAAGAAAGGTGCTAAGATAATTTTTCAATCCACATATGGTCAAATAAAGTAAAGTAATCCAAGCATGAGGTTCGATGCATCAAAACATCGAACCTCATATTTTTTATATTTTTCAAGACATGGGTTCGATTTTAAGACTAGTTTGGGCATCTAGTTTATTTATATACGAGTACACACTAATGAATAAAAGGGAGTGAAGAACAATTATCAGTTTTACAAGCAATACAAAAAAGTTAGGAGGGATAAAAATGTTAAAAGTATCGAGTTCAGTTTTAGCATTATCATTAATATTTTCATCGGTTTCGACAGCGGCTTTAGCGAATAGCGATTCGGTTGTTACGGTGCAAGAAAACCAAGCAACTGAGCAACAGCGAACAGAGTCAGTGACAGAAGTAAATAATCAGATTATATCGGATCAGTCAGCATCTAATGGTTTAGAAGGGGGACAGGATGCAGTTAATTCTCAAGAAGGAAATCAGCAAGTCACACCTCAGAAAGAAAATCAGCAGCCTCAACCAGAGGATCAACAAGTTACACCTCAACAAGAGAATCAACAATCTCAACCAGAAAATCAGCAAGTTACTTCTCAACCAAAGGATGAACAAGTTAAAGATCAAGTAGTAACGGACAAGTCAGGAAGAGTTGTAAAAGATGGGCTGTATGTAGACATTTACTACACACCAGAGCAATCCGAGAGCACATATATTCCAGAGTTCACATTAGAGCTTTGGTCTGTAAAGGAGAATAAATTAATTGGTACAGCGATAGCCAACAGTAAGAATTATGATCGTGAGTCAGGTGTATATCACTTAATGTTTAATCATAGGGGTTACAAATTAGGCGATGAGTTCGCTTTGATTCCTCGCAAGGCAGATAAGGTATTTAAGTACATCGAGTTTGTTGATGAAAAAGCATACAATGTGAAACCAAACACGTATTATAAATTCGGCATTAAGACTTTTGATTATTATGAAGGGGAGGAAGGTAAAGAGGTAGCAATAAGAGATTTAACTGGTACAAAATTAAGTCCAATTGGAGGAGCTCTTTACACCGACAATAATAAAGTAGGTTTAGCGTTAGTGGATGAGTCAGGCGCACCACTTAAGAAGTTTCATATTGAGATTAAGTTATCTGATAAGAAAGGGAGTTTGTCTTTAGTATCTGATGATAGAGGAATGGTGTGGGTTGACAGAGATAAATTAACACCGAAATTTTTGGTGTCATCGGAAGACAGAGTAGTAAAGGGCGGTATAAATGGTAAAGCGTTAATCGAGTTGCCTGTATCGGCAGTGACTGGTGGGCAGACTGGAGTATTAACGTATTCGGTAGTATTTGAGCATAAAAAAGAGCTTGGGGTAATTGATCTTAAACCAGAAGTGTCAGGCAACACGGATTTAAGCAAATCGTGGGCAGAAGCAGATATTAAATTAACAAATGGGAAAACAGTGATCACACAAACGGTAAATTTGAACACGCAAAAGATTTATGGTATTCCAGATGGGACATATAAAGTAGAAGTTGTTAAATCCAAATATGCAAATGTGAAATTAAGGACTTCAACAGTTACAGTAAAGGGCGGTACGGCATCTTTAGGTATAGTATTTTCACCTAAATATGTCTTAGAGGTTGATAAAGACGGTAAAGACTACAACTTTAGTGTAATCAATGTAGATAAAATCTCGAAAAAAGCATACAAGGGTAAAAGCAGTCAAGTTTTTGCGGTAGCACCCGGTGAATCGTATATGTTAAAGGATAATGACACTGGGAAAATAACGACAGTAGCGATTGATCTAAAGTCTTTTAAGACAAAGGTTGTATTAGGTGTAGGAGTTGTGTTTGGGGGTTCTGTATCAACACCTCATACAGGAGATGATATTTATATCATGTTAGTGTTATTCATTCTATCGCTAATCGGGGCTATTGGCAGTTATGTGTTTTACAGGAAAAATGGTAAAATTTCCGCACCTAAAACAAAGTTGATGAGTATTTTATTAGTTGGTGCATTATTAACATCGATTTTTTCATCTTTTGCACCATTGAGTGTAGTAGCATCGGACACTAATATCGGAGGAACACCACCTGCGAAGGGTGGAGCGACAAGTGGTACACCTGCTGGAACATTCCAGACATCGGATCGAGTAGCAGTAGTACAAGTAGGTTTTATTCCAAATAAGTTAAAGGCTAATGGTGTAGGGATATTGAATTCTGAATCGAGTAAGCAAGACCTTCAAGATCCATTCAAATTCAACTATGATCATTTGTTATTCTACATGGCACCAAACAAGGTATCAGATGGATTATTCAGAAAGACGGGTTCAGGTGTAATAACATTTGAGAATAAAGGTTCAAGTAGCAGAGTTAAGACATTATATGGTAAAAACCCTTTATATAAAGGCAGTACAGGTGGTCAAAGTCGTGAAGAGTTAATGAAAAGGACTTTATCTTATGCAGATGTATCAAAAAACAGCGACAACGCATTTGTAAGTATTGTAGGTAATGCTTTATACAATATCGACCCTAAAAATCCGAACAGAACGTTAGCAGGACCAGGAATTGTAGGAGAGTCTTTCAGGGATATGTTAGAATGGTATGTTTTATCTATGGAGGGGTACGATAATGACGCATATGCTAAAGCAGCGTCAGATATGTTTAATGGTTATTTAGAGTTAATTAAAGCCAGAGGAATCTTAAAAGGTGAGCAGTATGATAAGTTTGAGCGTATGATGCGCGAAGCATACAGAAATAAAGAGGTAGTATTCTTTGCTCAAACATTAGTAGGGATCAGTGTAAAAGATAATAAGAGTCCATTATCAAGGGATTATGCATTTATGTCGATTCATGATGCGACAGATTGGTATTTATGGGTTAGAAAAAAGGCTAGACCTACCGATAGCAAATTAAAGAAGTTATCAGCAAATAGAGAAGCAGAAGCTGTAACAAAAGGTGGAGCCAGTACGGAGGCAGATGGACTAAGGTCACCGTATAAAGAGAATGGTAATATACCGTTTACGTTCAGAACGTATGCTAGAGATAATTATGCGAGAACGTTAAAACCAATGAGTAAAAACGTACCGTTAACAGCAGATGTATCGAAGAACCCATTTGGTGGTTGGGGGTACCAACCTTGGGGTTATATTTATCTTGAAGACCACACTAAAGCACCGAAAATAGACGTGATGTTAGATGTATCGATAGTAGATAAAACAGGCGCAAGAAAAGGTGGTTTCCGGACACCAGTAAAAGGTTGGTCAGAGAGTGATAATAAGTTTCTAGGTAAATTAACTTCTGAGGATTCCAAAATAATTAAAGGTGGTATGACATTTGTTTATAACGGTAAGACATATCAAATTCTTCAAGAAGAAAAAGCAAAATTCACGTTAGTAGATAAACGTGACAATGAAAATATCAATAAATCTACTTTAACAAAGTCATCTAAAGGTGAAGATGGATACATCTCATTGAATAATCCAAACACTTGGGAAATCATGCTTGGTTGGGACACACCAGAACCAGTTTATCTACACACATATCTTGGTGGAGATGGTGATAATATCTCATCAGTAGAGAATAAATACGAAGGTGTTAAAGAGAAAGGTAAAGATGTATTTTCAAATGCGCGATTAACGCTATATGTAAAAGCAGTTGAAGATACAAACGTATCGGCATCGAGTCATGATGTACCAGAGTGGAGATTATCGAAGTATTTCGAGGATATTTCGAAAAATAGTGTAGCAAAAGCGATTTTCTCATTAACGTTACCTTCTGAGACGTTTATAAATCCCGTTTTATCTCCTACTGGTGATGTAAACTTTAGTTTAATTGATCCAGATTTAAGCAATGTGAAATGGGCTTACAGCAAGGCAAAATTATTTAATGACACAACAATTAAATATTTATCGGCTTATGACACGGTGGCAGCATTTAATTTAGCAGGTGATTTATTAGCAGTAAAAGATAACAGTTCTGTTGGTAATGTAAAATTAGCATCTTGGGTAAATCCGTATAGTTTATTTGATGGTCGGATTGGTGTAACAGATAAAGGTGTAGCAGAAAACAAACCATTGGTAGTGAAGAATTATATGTTTAAATATGGGGTAAGAAGCCCTTATGCATCTTATGGTTATAGCGAGACACGTTATAGATGGGTGCCACCTACTTACGATAAGGATGGCAAATTAATTTCATCAGGTTATTATGTTCCTTATACGTGGAGTGGACAAGCAACAAGTAGTGCAAAGACAGCTGATTATGATGTGACAGTTAATTTCAGAAGACACATTCCGAAAGCTAATCAAGCACCTAAAAAGTTTAAAGATGTTGTAACTTCAGTGAATGGTAAATATACGGAAGTGAAACAAGATAAGCAAGTACTAAACATCAATCCAGAGGTTCCGATGGTATATGATGATGTTAACGGGAACACATCAGTAGCATTTGTAGCAGGAGATAAAATGAGACAAGTGCAACCAGTTTACTACAATGTAGCACAATTCGTGAATGTAGACATCAAGCCTTCTGTAACCGGCATGTCGGTAGCAACAGATGCGAATGCAAAAGCTCTTGCAAGTAGATTAGGAGCTAATGGTAAGGGTGTTCTTTATAAAGGTTCAGCAATCACTACAAACTTCCAAACAAAAGGTCAGTTAGAGTTAAAAACATTTGCATTAGATATCGGGGCAACATCGCTCAAAAACGCATGGAATCCGTCAACAACTTATTCGACTGATAAGATAAACGAAGAGTTTTTGAGTCGTTATGCAACGAAGAAATCGGATGGAACTTGGGAAGTAGCACTCAATGCTGAAGGTAAGTTAAAAATCAACGGTGTTGAGTATGGTGGTAAGAAAAAAGCGATTAAGTTGAAACAGAAATCCCGTAATGTTGTAGAGCACACATTGCTTGTTCGAGGGGGTAAATTGGTAGCAGTTGACGGTAATTATGATTTAAACAGCTTGCCACAAGGTTTAAAAGAGGCACTAGCGAAAATGCATATTTCAACACCAGTCGGTCAAAACATTTTCAACACATTTGAAAATGGTACAGGTGCCAAATTAACGGAGCAAAAAGTGGCAGATTTGATAAACGCAGTTCGTGGCACGAATGATCTTGCAACTGGTAAGGGATGGTATGCGGAGGACACTACAGTTTTGATTGTAAGAGAATATACTAACACGTTCGAGTTACCTTCATATTTATACACTGATAAAGTTCCTATGCAGGTTCCTAATTTAGAAACACCGATCAATAAAAACGAGTTCTTTAGCAAAGGATACATCGGTTACACGAAATTAACATTTAGATTAGTAGATTCGTTCATGGAATACGATTCATCTCAAATTAAACCTTTTGGTGGAAAGCATGAGAAGTCTTTCGTAGTAGGTAACGTGAGTGTTCTTGACACATTTCAGTAATCAGTTTTAATAGTTGAAAAAATTACCTTTGATAGCTCAAGAATATAGTGTATATAGCGAATTTCATTGTTGATGCTATAAGTCATGCAATGCACTAGCTTGTTAAAAGTACCATAATTAAAGTTATGAAAAGATGCCGAAAACGGCATCTTTTTTCTTTATTAACTAATTATTCAGAGTTAAAGTAGAACAGAATAAATTTAATAATCTAATGGAACGAGGTGGTAAAATGGTTAAATTATCGAGGGAAGTGTTAATAAAGCGTTTCCCTTGGGCAGCAGAGGTAGTTCCTGAAGTGAATGAGAGTGAGGGATATTTCTATGATTTAGACCCTTGGGATTTTAGTCAAGAACAATTTAAGTTACTGGAACAAATGTTTGAAGAAATTGATAATTGGTTCAAACAGCGTGATTTGCCTGTAGACGTGGTAGTGTATAGAGTAGCGAATGTACTTGACAGTATTCATGTTGAGTTGTTTTCTAACGTATCAGAAGTTCATACAATAGTAAAGAAGTACAAGCAGTTTTCACGGGATTTAATAGAATAAATTTTTAGGGAGGAGGTGACGATAAAAACGTCACCTTCTTTTTGTTTGGTAGATATTTTACCGGCTCTAGGAAATAAAAATAGTAATTTTTAGTTCCTTATTTAATGAAAAGGTATTTGGGACATTAAAAAATCCTGTTCCTGATAAATTTTTAAAGGTTTAAAACAAATTTTAAAATTTTCATCACAAGTTCATATGAACCCTCATAAGTCATTTTAAAAATCTCTACATAAGACCAGAGAAAAAATAAATTTAACAGTTGTACTTCGAGCGAAAACATAATAAGTAGGGAAAGTCTGCTCAAAAACGAGACCAAACCAAACAACAGAACAATCAATCAAAAACACAAACTCAAATCAATTCGAGCAATCTTGAACTAAGGTCAATTTGAGCATTTTGTGTTTGTGTCGATGATAAATTTCGTTCACGCATGAGAAATGAGACTTTCATGTGTGTTTTATTCGCACATTTTTCAACCCAAGTCATTTCGAGCGATTACTCGACAACGACCATTTTGAGCACATTTCCGCATCGAGCAACTTCATTAAATCCCAAATAACACATCAATTCGCTCAATCCCAGACAATAGGTTCAAACCGAGCAAACCGCGCACCCTACCCATGCAGATTGTTAGATGATTAATCAATGGCATTGAGATGAGGTCATTTTAAAAGTCGGTCACAGGACTATAACATGAAGAGCAGGACATAGAAATTTGAAATACAAGACAAAGAAAGCAGAATGCAGTACATAGCAAAAATGGTGCAAGACATAGAAAATATTCACAACACATAGAAAAAATTTTTTAAGATATTTTTATTTTCTTCAGGTATAGAGATGAAAATCAAGACTTTTTTCAAGAGATGCCCAATGTAAGTGTTAAAACTTAAAAAATCTATACGTTGGGGGTAAAAAAATTATGGTAAAATGTGTAATTAACGCGAATCAAGGTAAAGGTTTAATCTTACCATCGACTTATGTGTCAAAACGTGTATCGGAAGAATTTAACAAAAATTGGGAGATAGACTTGTTATGGGGACAGAGTTCAGAAGATGGTAACTATTATTATGCTGTAAGATTCACGAGCACAGCGAAGAATCCGAAGAACATAGTGCAATCGGTAGTGATCATGAAAGAAGATTTAGAGGACAAGCGTTTAATGCAAGACAATTTGCGGAAGCTTGGGCGTATTGGGAAGATCGAGCAGAGTTATTTAGTTGCGGTAAGTTTATTTATATCCGATGTAATCGATGAAGATGGGGTACCTATCGAAGAAGTGGAAGACATGTACGAATTTAAGAAAGCAGCAAGTCCTTTACCATATTGGGTTAATATAGACGAGATTATATCAAAGATTGAGAGGGAGATAGAAAACAATGCTTGGCGATTCCCTACTAAGACGAGTGATGAATTTGACAGTGAGGACAGTTATGGTGCGATATTAGACCACAAAAAGAATTATAAAGGTTATCGCCATCCAGTAGCGATTCGAGCAGGGATATTGAGAAATTGGATTGGTGTTAAAGATGACAAGTTGTATAGAGAAATCATTGAGGAGCTTATAAAGAGAGGTGTAATCGAGGGAGATCTAGACGACATTGGTGGTAAAGACAGACCGAGATTGAGTAAGAACATCACAGTAGCAGAGAAGGTAGAGATTTCGGCATATCAGTTCAATTTCTTGCCTAGGGGGTAATGACATGGTTCTTTACGGTAGAAAAATAGTAGATCCCCTCCCAACATTGGGAGGGAAATCTCAAATCATTGATCGTATTTGCAGAATTATTGAATTTGCACATGAAGAGTTTGGGATAGTCGGCATCAGTGACCTTTTTGCAGGTGGAAACAGATTATTTTTGCACCTAGACATTGTTAAAGAGTTAGAGTTCAAGATTGCGAATGAGATAGATTTAGGTGTAGTAAACTTCTTTCGTTGTTTGCAGAATGCGTACACGATAGACGAGTTAATCAATCACATAGTGATATTGGCAGATGAGTATAATGATGAGGATTTGTTTAACATGGCGAATGACGAGAGAAGAGATAAGAACACGGATTTTATCCGTTCAGGTGCATTGACGTATATCGTGGCGAAGTACAGTAGGGCGGCAGACAGGCAGACGTTTTGTAAAGAAAAAGCAGATAGGGGTATTCCGATCAAGTCTTTGGAGAAGTTCTATTTTTTAGACGAGGTCTACAGTGAAGTACAGTTGATTTGTGGAGATTATAAGGTACCCTTCAACATGTATAAGGATCGATCAGATGTGTTAGTGTATCTAGATCCTCCATATATCACGACAGATGAAAAAGGTGAAGGAAAAAAGACAAGAAGGAGAAAAAAGATGAAAGAGCCAGAAGAGCCAAAAGAGACAAAAGAAACGACAGGCTACATCGATAAATTCACGGTCGCTGACCATGAGAAGTTAGTTGATATGGTACTTACCACTAAGAACAAGGTTATTATAAGCGGTTATAAAAATGCTATCTATGAGCGACTTGAAGCGAATGGGTTCCATCGGTATTTCATGGGTGAGGTACTTGTACCGAGTTCTGGCAAAGGTAAAAAGGAGAAGGAGTACATCTGGTGCAATTTCGAGGTATCTTCATATTTGGTAGAGGAGGAGTTCGTTGAATAGGTGTAGTGTGGGGTACTGTGTAGAAGAACAGTGTCCCTTCTTTTGTTTGTCGAAATATGCAGATAATAGTCGACTTATGATAAAAAGGTAAGAGTAGAGGCGTTCAAACTAGTAAAAACAAGTAAAGCATAGTGTTTTTGTTGTGGGGGGTTCTGGAACAACTATGCCCAAGGGCGGAATTTAAAAACCTACGCACCACAAACTAGGTCGAAACATTTGATAACTGTTTTCTATAAAATATAAATATTGTTTGTTTATCAAGAAAATTGTAAAATTTATTACAAAAAATAGGATAAATTGGAGGTGTGTAAATGAAAGCAACAGGTATTGTTCGTAAATTAGATCAGATTGGTCGTATTGTAATACCTATGGAATTACGTCGTACACTTGATATTAACATCAAAGATTCGTTGGAAATCTTTTTAGACGAAGATTGTATCGTTCTACAAAAATACAAACCAGACATGGCTTGCATGGTAACGGGAGAAGTATCTAATGACAATTTCAAGTTGGCAGACGGTAAAATCATTTTAAGTCGTGAGGGTGCAGAGAAATTGTTAAAAGAGATGGAGCAATTATTAGCATTGAATTAAATCCTTGCCATTTTGTAGGGACTTTTTTACTCTTATTCTTGCATTCTAGTAGCGACAATGAGAGAAATTTGAGAGTAAAAGAAAGATAGATGCATCTTTTGGCTTTTTAATCAGTTTTAAGTCCAAGTTTTTTATCATTATTTCTTTCAAAAATCGCCTACAATCGTTTTTAGCCGTTTTCCAGTATTCAACCCTTAAAATGAAAAAATCTCGTTCAAAAACCCCCTTACAATCGCTTGTAGGGGTATTTTTATTTCAACTCTTTTAAAAAATAAAACCTCTGGTTCAAAAATCGCCCAAAATCGTTTTTTAGTGTTTGGGGGCTATTCAACCCTTCGAATGAAATTTTCTCGCTCAAAATCGGTCAAAAAATGGCTCTCGTTTGGTTTAGGGGGTCGCCTTTAAAAGTCAGTATTATCAAGGGTTTTAAGGGGATAAAAAATTTCTATAAAATTAATAAAAACTTTTACAAAAGTATTGCCTACGTTTGTAACGTCATGCTATACTTCAAACAACGTATAGGTAATAAATACTAAAAGAGTAAAAAATTAAAAAAAGAATAGGAGGCTGTTAGCAATGGCAAATTTCCTATCGGCAATGTTCTATTTCTTAACAGCGGTGTCAATATTCGTAGCAATACCGTTATTGCATACTTTTTTTGATTCAGATTCTTCGCGAGTATCGAGGATCGCATCGTGTATCAGCTTAATGGCGATGTGCAGTATGCTAATTGGGTTAGGAGCAGCAGTTGGATTTTAAAAGTGAGGGGGTTCATAACAATGGGTAAGCGAGTAGGTTATATCAGGGCTAAAAAGTATCAGGAGTTATTAAACTTTGAAGGTGTAGCGTTACCAGATAAATTGTATGTCGACTTGGTAGCACCGAATGGATTCACGGATTTAAAGCAGTATGAAAAGATGATGGGTCAATTAAGAAGTGGCGACACATTAGTCATCAGTAGTTTAGGTAATATTTGCAATTCGTTATATGAGGTTTGCGAGTTTGTAAAGTCTTTAAGAAAGAAAGGCGTTGAGTTGGAGATTTTAAATAAGACGTATGATGAGGAGTCATTTACTTCTAAAGAGGGGTTGGAGATTTTAGAAAAGGCAATGAAATTCAATGATAAGTTGGTAGAAGAGGAACGTTTCCGTAAGTCGAAAAGAACAGGCAGACCTAGCAGTGGTTATCCAGAGGGGTTTTACGAAGCTTTCTTAAAGTATAAAGCAGGGGAAAAGACGGTTAGAGAGATAGCTGAGGAGTTAAGAATTCAGCAACATACGTTTTATAACTATGTGAAAATATTTGATTAAAGATTGGAGGTAGAGAGAAATGTTAACATTTTCGATAAACCCTACGAGCCAAGAGATGTTTGAGGTGATGTTAGAAGTAGGAACACCGACAACTAGTAGAGAGCGTGAATGGGCAGGTGTATTTTATCTTCGTCAATTAAATACTCTTAGGGGTAATTTACCTGAGGAAAACAGTTTAGGAGCCTTTGCTTACAGTTGTGAGCGTAATACAAAAATGATGTTATCTAGGAAAAAAGAAATCTGTTTACTGATTGGTGAAGAGGAACTTGAAAGTGGCTATAAAGGAATTAGTCTAGAGTATATAGCTGATGAAAAATTGGGTTTAGATGTTGATAGTTTAATAGACGATATAGACCTTGATATGGATAGAGCTGTAAGAGAGTTTGAAGAGTTAGAGGAATTAATTGCAATAGAAAAAGGTGTAAATATTCGCAATGTAATCAGACAAGCGTTAATGAATAACAAAGTAGCTATAAACCGTTTAGCAAAATTGAAAGATGAGTTTGGCTTTGGTGACTTATTAAAGAAAATACTGGAAAATGAAACTTTAGTAAAGGCATTAGGTCTAAAAGATAAAATCAAAGAGATTGTAATGGTAATGTGGGAACAAGACCGTAAGTTATCCGAGCCACAGTTAGAAGTATTAATGGCTCACTACGAAAATCGTTGTTGGGCGTAGCACAAAAAACTTATAGGGGTGAATATAGTATGATATACAGAGTTTTTGATTTCCCGAACGGTACAGTATATGACTTATTTGTTTCGTTTACTGATGAAGAAGTAGAAAAACATTGGAAAAAGTGGGTTCCTATTGTTGATGAGGATAGTAATGATGTAGAGATAAAGCCTTATTGGGATGACAAGCAAATAGGAGCAGGTGTGATGCGTAAAAACAAGGTAAAGGTATTTGATGGCATCCATCATACTACATTAGACGAGTATAGCATCTTTGTGAATCGGAAAACGGGTGAAGTGTATCATTATAACAATAAAGTTTATAAATATGGGGTAAAGGGCGATAGAATCTTTTTAACAAAATATCTCACTGGTGAAGAGAAGATGGTTTATGACGGTAAGAGATTTTTAACATCTTCTAGAGATTGGTTAATGGAAAATAAGCAGACTTTAAGTGATAAATCTTGTAAAGGGATTTTATATCTTAAAAACAGTTTAAGATATAGAAAAATTGCTTATAAAAACCATCAAATTATAGCAGCGTTATATTTCGGGCAATATGCGATAGAGTTAGCTTTGGGTGAGTATTCTGATTATGAAATTAATCATAGAAATCTAGACAATGATGATAATCGACCTGAGAACTTAGAAATAGTACACAAGGATGAAAATAAAGAACATGCAACTATCTTTCGTAAGCTAATTAAGCAAAAGATTCAGGAGACTTTATCATCGCTTGGTGTAGGTCATTTAGCAAATAAAGCTAAAAAGGTAAAAGCTAGTTAAAGGTTAAGTAGACAAGAAGTGGTTGTGTAAAAGGTATTCTGATGGTTAAGTGTAAAAAGTAATTAGTTAAGGGAGTATATTATGGGTAAATTTAGTAATTGGGTAAATCGAGTAGCGGTGAACGCAAAGCGAGGTGCAGATTGGTAAATCTGGAACCTCGCTTTATTGTTTAGGGTATGGATTAAAAATTTTGACAGTTAAGGATCGGCAGTCGTATATTTTATCTCGTTTAGAAAGTAAAAAGTCATTTTTTCGTAATAAAAGTTGCTTTGGTGTCATTAACGAGGTAACATATCAAACACTTTAAGGGAGGAGGGGTCGTCTTGGTAAAAATCTTTCAAACGGTTGGTATAAAAGAGTTAGGATGTTACGATTGGGATTTAGTAATATCGCTTGTAATTCGAAACTTCATGGGCAGGGAAGATTTTTTAGTGTTTAAAAGAACAGAAGGTGATTTGACAATAGTAGAAGATGGGAACGGAAGGTTGCTAATGGTGATAGAAAAGGTTTTGTTTGATGAAGTTGTTTGGGCGGTGTATGAAGAACAAGATGGTATGAAATACTATACGTTCATGTTGCCGAGTGAATATTGATGTTTAAAAGTACAGATTTTGTATGATAAAAAGTATAAATTTGGTTAATAACAAACGACTTTCAGTAAAAACACCACAAAGTGTAAATAAAAGTACGTGATAGCTCTACTGGTAAATAGTAAGTGATCCCCTCGCTATGGGGGTACGACTTTTTACTGGCAGAGTTATTTTTGTTTCAGGGAACGTGAGGCAGTCAAACGAATTATAAAAAGCCGGATATTTTTATAAAAAATCGAACAACCGAGCAGAATGTTTTATAACGGTTCAGACATTTTTATAAAAAATCGAACTGTGGGAGAGTAGGTTTTATAAAAAGGAAGAGATTTTTATAAAAAACCGAACTGGGAGAGAGTAAGTTTTATAAAAGGGAAGACATTTTTATAAAAAATTGAACAGTCGAGTGACAAGTTTTATAAAAGTGGAGAGATTTTTATAAAAACCAAACAAGGAGGGAACAAGTTTTATAAAAGAGGCGACATTTTTATAAAAAACTGAACAGGGAGGAGACAAATTTTATAAAACTCCAGACATTTTTATAAAACGAGAGTGCGTCTATGTCACCGATAATCCTTCAAAAAGCGAGAGTTCCCCTAAAAATATAAAAAACCTCTATTATGCTAAATTATCCCCTTTTAATAGAAAATGCTTGAACAGTCATTTGATTTTAGTGGATTTTCTCATCTATTCCAACTTTTCATAACCGTATGGAGTTGAGATGGAACGTAAACGTTTAAAAACGTTGATTTAGCTTTACTTAATCTATTTTATAAGCACAAATACATAATTTCTTTCGATATTTAGGCTTGTATAAGACTGCGCTTAATTATTAGCAACAGTCTTAAATATTCGATTAAGAAATAATTTGAATTTTGAATGGAGAAGGTTCGAATTTCAAGAGTATGCGGTGCAGATAAAATACAGTACTTAGGATTTAATTCTGGGGATTTTGTTGAGGAAAAGGTTTGGTCTATCTTTCATTTTTTCTTAAATTTGCTTATCACTAGGTTTACGGAATTTTTGCAGGAATAAAAACAAATCAAATCCGAAGAATAAGTCACTTATTTTTCCTAAATTCCATCAATTCCTATAAAAGAGGTGAAAAGAAGTATTATTTTAGTTGTTTTAATGGGATTAAATTATTTAGCTATTTAGAGTTTTGTAATTTGCTAAGAAAGGAGTTGGTGCAGATGATGATGTTATGGCAGAAATTAGGTGCAGCGTTAAAAAAGGTGCAAGGCAGGCTTAATTCGAGTGAATTAAGTGAAGAGGTAAGAGAACTAGAATTGAGCAAGCTAAAAGCGTTAACAGAAGTATTTTATTACATCGAAAATTATTTGCTCTGGCATGAGCCTAGCGATGATTTAACGAAGAAATACAATTTATGGGCAGGTAGGTTAAAGGAACCTTTAAACATGTCTAAAGATGCAGTAAGGGCTTCTAATAACAGGTTTAATGCTGAAATAGAAAGGAAAGTAGGAGAGAGCACTATTGATTCGATTGTAAATAGTAGTTCTCATGAGGAATTGAAAGGGGTAATGAAGCAGTTCCGTATCAGTTCTGGTCTTAGGAACATTAAAAGGTCATATTTAGTGGATTTGTTAGCATTTTGTACTCAAAAGCATGGAGGGGGTGCTTTCGGTTTAAGGAACCCAATGTATCTAATAGACATCTTATCAGATTTGACAGCAAAAGTAGATTTATCTCCAGAGGAGAAGTTTTTAATCTTTCAAGCGAACCATGATAGAACGAGTGCTAAATATGGGCAAGAAGACGAGGTAAAGAGAGTAATACTACGTGGGATTTTAGAGCATGATGACGAGGCATTTTCGACTACAAAAGAGGCATTTCGTTTATATAACAGCAGTCAGATTGAGTTCGATATAGTTCTTCTTGCTATTGAATCTGATTTAGAAACTTTGGATAAAAGTAGTGAAAGGAGAGAGTGATAATGAAGACTTTAAAGATGATTGAAGAAGCTGTTAAGGTAACGCAATCTAACTTAAATAAAAACGACATTGATGAAGAGACAAGGGAGTTAGAATTGCGGAAATTGAATGCGTTAATGGAGATTGTAAGTTATGTAAAATCTCTTGCTTGGTTAAAGCAAAGTCAAGCAAAGGAGAAAATGCGTTTCTTAATTAAAACAAAATTTAATTATGAGAGGACAAAAAAAGAATTTAATATAAGTTCGATTAATGCAGTAGAGGTTTTTGTAAGTTACGCAAACAAGAAATTATTAGAGAAAATTGGAAAGGATACGGTTGATCTTATTTTGCGCGGGGAAGTAGATTCTGCGATGGCTCAGTTTAGGGCAAACACGGGACATGATCATCAGAATTTAGATTTCTTTATACCAGGGATTTCCAAGTTTCTGCCACATCCTGAAAAACACAAGTTCATGTTACTAACAGAGTGTGAGGAGGAGTTAATCCTTTTGGGTAATTTATCTCATTTTATGGTCAGCAGCATGTTTGAAAAGGCAGACAAAATGAAATTAGCGCACTTGCTTTACATTTTAAATAGTGAAGATAAGAAGTATGAGGCGGAAAAAGAATTAATAACTAGATTTTTGAATGGTGAGTTTGCAGAGGTAGATGGTTATAAGCTATCTATCGAATCACAGGTAGCAAGAGTGTTCAAAGAATTAGATCAGCAGAATCTATTCATTTAACGGGTGGTGATACCGTATGTTCTTAAATACGATAGAGACGTATAGACCGCCTCAAGATATTCATGTTATCAGGGGTAATTTAAAACCTTTGAGCTTTGAAGAATTGATAAGCAAATCGAAGTCACCGTATAGAGAAGAAAATTGGGCATCTATTGCTTATTCTGTTGTTCATTCTGTACTTCGATTGTATCCAGATGAGCATTTAGGCAGAATAATTAAGTCTAGACTATCGATGGAAGAGTTATCATCTGTAACGGTCGGAGCCTTGTACTTTAAGACGCAAGTTGGCAATCGTTTATGTTGCGAGTTGACAAGAGAGATAAGGTATTTTACTAAAGCAGGGTTACTTGGTGGTTTTGGCATCTTTGCAGTAAAGCTAATGAGAGAGGTAGATGAGGTTTCATTATTAAGGGTGATTGGTAGTTTAATACAGATGAAGTTTTTGAGTGATGGGATAAGTAATCGAGCGTTAATAGCGTTAATAAAACCAGATGATTCTTGGAGTTTAGTATATGCGGAAGTAAACATGAACATAAAGCTACCATCGAGGTATATGAAATCAGCCAACCTAAACATGTATTTCTTTGAGGAGCCAGATAAATTTTTTGACACGATTCTTCGTGGTGGATCAGTAGAAATTGTAGATCATAAATGTACTACAATACAAATCAGATTAGCTTATTAATGGATATGGACAAGTAAAAGAAAACAGGAGTTTAGGATACGGTTCTAGAGTATTAATGGTGTTGAAGACAATAAAGTATAAAAAATTCGTTAGTTACTTCGTAATAAATCAACTTATAAAGGATCGTAAAGAAGTTAGTAATTAGGTTATTTTGTTTAAAATGTGTGATTTGCTTTTAGAAGGTAGCACAATTAGGTAGTAAACAATCAATTAAAGGTGTCGTATCTCTCTCTGACTATGGGGGATGACATCTTTTTATTTTTCACCTCAAATAAAGTTCGCTTTTAGAGAGGATTGGCGGAGACATTTTTCATTTTGTGTATGAAAAATTTCAAAATATGCTTTGAGAAGAGTCAATTTCAAGATAATTTGATGGATTTTAAATATAGTAGATAGGACATTAGAAAGATAATGAAAGTTCATTATCAAGTCCAGACCAACAGCAAAACACTAAAAGGAGAGGAGGTGCAATTGGAGGTGCAATTCGAGAAGAAACTAAAACCATTACCGAAGAAGGATTACGCATTGTTACCACCGTATTTTTTCGAAGCGTTCAGCAGGATTTACTATGCGATGCAACCAGAGAATCTCTCTTGTGATGGAGAGTTAAGCAAGAGACAGATTGCGAGCAGAAAAGCGAGATTGAAGGAAGAATGGCGTTTGGTAGAGCGACAGTTAGGTTATAAGGTGTCATTCAAGTCATTTGAAGATGAATTTTTCCGTAGGTTAGCTTGTGGTAGATAAATTTTATATGATTTCCAAGAGTGTAACACAGACATTTTTTATATTAGGTAAGATTTAATAAGCATCAATCTTATTAAATCAAAAAAAATAAAGAGTGGAGGTTGTATTCATGAGTACTAGAGCAATTGTCATTGATGGTCGTTGTGAGGGGAAAGGTTTTTTCGTAAGTTGTGACGGGTATCCAGCAGGTTTGGGTATTGAGTTAAAGAAAGTTTTTACTGGTAACAAATCGATTGAGCAAGTGTATCAAGAGTTAATAAATAATCGAATTGAAGCTAATCGTCATTTTGCACAGCGTACGGGTTTGCCAATACCTGTAGAGATGGTAGTTAATAGTTTTCAGGTATTAAATGCAGACATAGTAAGTGTTGCAAAGTTGTATGGAGCAGATGGTTTATGGGAACGCTATCGTATTAATGTAGAATACATTTACACGTTAAAGCATGACGGTGTGTATGTAAAAGGTTTAGAAGTTAAGAGACAGCGCAAAGTAAAGGAAAAAGAAACTATTAGGGGGTAA